GTCACCCGCCCCACGGGCGAGAAAAAAAACACGTTAGGGGTGGTATGCCGTTGGCGTTGATAAAAGCGTTGGGGGTGGTATGCCGTTGGCGTTGATAAAAGCGTTGGCTAACTGCTTGCCCTTCTTCGCAGGGCTCGCAGTAGAGTTCTGTACTGAACGTATGCAGTTAGACATACGCATTGTCTCTAATGAGCGAGGTGTACCATGTTAGAAGGAGTTGCGAGAGCTAGACAAGACAATCAGGGAGTTGAGGTACTCAGCCTCACACGCAGCATCGAGGACTTCGAGTTGTTGCTTGCATCAGCCAAAGCCAACGGCAAGACGAAGATTACTATCAACGTCGTAGCGGAAGGGTTCAAAGCTGGTGAGAACAGCCAAAGCGCAGGCCAAGAGTTCCATAGGTATAAGTTCAGTATGTGGACTCCCAAAGAGAAGAAAGCCTAACAATCCGTCCTGAGCAAGACGTTAAACTGCTCACTGTTTTTTTTCTTGCTCTGGGTTAATAACTTAATAATTAATGTAATAAACAAGGGGGACAACATGAAAAAAGTATTATGCCCAAAATGCCTCACCAAAAGAGCTGTTACTAAAAGGCTTTACACAGGAAAAGGCTTTACGCTCTTGACTTGTGCATGTGGGTATAAGTTAAAGATGCCTAATGTTCTAAGACTTGGAAGTTTCAAGAAAGCCTAACAATCCGTAGAGTAACAGTCAAGTCGGCTCTCCTGTAGTCGTTGACGAACGATGAGAGACTGCAAAGCTGGCAGGCGGAGAGTCGATTGATTGTTCTCTGCTCGCTTCTTGCTACGCGAAGCTCGCGCCATAAAGGGGGATTATATGGATAAATTTGGTAACAACAATTACGAAAGGGTAAAGAACAGAGAACGTTTTGCTGAACGGTTTACAACCGATGAAAGCTCGGGTATCAGCAAACTTACTTCATATGGCTGCATGCAGAGACATAAGATAACAAAGGCCGAGATGTTTGAGAGTGATGAGCGTAATGCTGAGATGAATAGAGAACTGAGAAACAGAGAGGACAGGGCAGAGGACAGATTACAGATATTAGTACTTAAGTTTCTTCAAGCTGGATATAAGTTAAAGGCTGATGAGACACTTGAAGAATATGTAGAAAGGATACAGGAAGATATGAACAATGGGATTTTATGATGAGAGTTATGAATATTCGGTTAATAGTGACCTTAGAGGGGTTCTCTCCATACAAAAACGCCTGTAAGAGGAACTATCGCCAACAAAGAGGAGGTGCTTATGTTATTCGGTGACATTGATGTGATGATACAGGATCATACACATTACAACCCAGAGACAAGAGAGAACGAGAAAGAGTATCTGAACTTGAGAGGCGAGCTGAATGATTACTTTGCTGACGATTTGGAATATGACCAGTTGTCGCCTGACGCACAGCAAGTGCTTGCTAATTGGGAAGATGCCATGGCTGAATTGTGTGCGAAGGTTAATTATGACGAACAGCCTGAACATTTCTAAGAGGAGGGAGCGATGAAAGAAGGAACAAAGAAGATACTTGAGATGACTGGTTTCGGTAACTTAGTGAAACTTGTGGAGCAGGGGATGTGCCCGATATGTGGGAATAAGGTGGACACAAGCGCCTTCGATGAGCTGGGGCTCAAAGAGTTTAACATATCAGGCATGTGCAAAAAATGCCAAGACGATGTGTTTGGCAAGGATGAATGACATGGATAGAGGAGACTGGGCAGTTTTAATAGGGATGATAGTAATAATACTTATCTGCATGTATGCGGATAATAAGGGGTGGCTATGAGATGTGAAGTTTGTAATCAACCAAGTCAGGAGATAATCTGCGACAAGTGTTCAGATACTGACCAGAATGACGGCCAGCAGGTGATGTTTAATCTGCTTACAAGCAAGTGGAGGAAGAATGAAACCGAAAGAAAGATATCGTAATGCAATAGCAACACAAGCAAACAAGGTATACGTTGTCGCTTGTCCCTATAAGCAGTGCACAGCGGCAACCGTATTACAGGCAGCACACAAAGGCGATATCATACGCTGCTTTAATTGCAGGAAAGAATTTAAAATAAGCAAAGTGGTATCAAGATAAGGAGTCCTATGGAAGAATTAAGCCATGTAGGGATGAGTTTATGTTTCTTATGCAACGAGCCAAAAGAAATACTGCTTGATAGAAGATTAAAGAACAGCCTTCCGCGTCAAGCAGTATATAACCATGAACCTTGCGACAAGTGCAAAGGGTTTATGAAACAAGGAATAATACTGATATCTGTAAGAGATGGTGAGTCAGGCGATAACCCTTATCGCACTGGAAATTGGGCCGTCATCAAGGAAGAAGCAGTACAAAGATGGATGAATGACAGCAACAAGGATAAGCTTAAAGAAATAATAAAAAGAAGGGTAGCGTTTATCGATGATACAACATGGAATTACTTAAGACTGCCAAGAGGAGATAAGTGATGGGTAATATCTATTCAAAAGTTTATTTCAAATGTCCTCGGTGTGGAAGTTTAAAGTATAAAAAGTACGGTAAGCCACAACAGAAGATCTACAAGTGTACTGATTGTGGAACACTTAGAAATAAGGGAAAGGAGGTGAGGAAGGATGGGATTTGATTTGACAGGCAAAGAACCGAAACAAAAAGTGGGTGAGTATTTCAGGAATAACTGCTGGTATTGGCGTCCGCTTTGGGAGTTTGTGGAAAAGACATGCTCGGACATCATAACTCCAGAAGAAGTAAAGAGCGGTCATTACAATGACGGCATGCTTATCACTAGCAGTAAAGCAATTGCTATTGCAAAACGATTAAGAGAAGCGGTGGAAAACGGAGAAGCATTGCAATATAAACAGGACAGAGAAAAGTTTCTTGAGTCGCTTCCTGATGAAGATTGTTTTTGCGTGGAAAAGAAACTTGAAACAGCCACGTGCAAAGCGTGCAACGGTACAGGAAAGAGGGAAGCGTGGGCAAAAAGCTATCCGTTTACTGTTGAGAATGTGACAGAGTTCGCAACGTTCTGCGCCAACAGCGGGGGGTTTGAGATATGGTAATAAAGAAAAAAGTAACCAAGGTTTGCACAGCATATGTTATTGCATGCGATATATGCCAAAGGCCTCTCAAAAAAAGAAAGATCAGAGTAAGCATGCAGCGGGCTACGAAAGGGCTCAACGACAGAAAGGAATGGTCAACAGATAAATCTATTCTTTTTTGTCCAAAATGCTGGAAGGAGGTGACTAATGGCAACGCTCTTCAGATTAAAGAAAGAAGGTGACAAGCGGGCACATACCTGCGATGCGCGATGCTACAACGCTAAAGGCACAGAGTGTAAATGCTTCTGCAAAGGAGAAAACCACGGTAAAGGATTTGCATTTGCATTAAACAATTGTATCGCCAACGTTGAAAAATTCAAGGTAATGGGTTGTGAAATGGGAAAGACATTGATCGAAGCAATTGCTAAGACAGTAAAAGAACTAGGAGGTAACAATGGAGATAGGAGAGATTAAAAAGACTAGCGCAGTAGTGACAAAAATAAGGCTCACTGAGTTCAAAGGACGTAACTTTCTCGACATCAGGGATTTCTTCAAGCCAAAGGGCAGCGTTGATTTTACACCAACGAAAAAGGGGATTGCTCTTGAATATAATAAGATAGCGGAACTTATATCACTCATTGAAATAGCGGAGACAGAGGCCGCTAAGGCAGGACAAAAATGAAACTTGTCGAGTGTCTCGGGTGTGGTAAAATGCTTAATCCCAAAAAAGCTAAATTCAAGGAAGAGAACTTTGACGACTACACAGGCGGATACTATCTTTGTGACCAGTGTTTTAAAGAAGAGTCATTACTGGAACAAAAGGAGATGTCAGATGTGTAATTGTCCTTATTGCGGGCGCCAGCTTTGTATTGACAAGTTCGATGAAGAATGGGTCAAGTGGTGCCCGCACTGCGGTAAAGAGGTGGAAGATGTTACTATCGAAGAATGGCCCGAAAGCGAGATTCCCAGAGCATAGAGGAAGCTTGGCTGGCCTGCGATACCCGAGTTTTGCCGAAATAAAATATGACGGTGAAGCAATGGTGATCGTCTACCAAAGAGGCGCCGAGATATTTGCTGCTAATAAGCATGGGACAATAAGAACAAAATGGGATAAGCTTGTAGAAATAGCGGACATCATGCGGACAACCAACCTTGAGTATGCTTATCTCTATTGTGAATTGTTCTATGGCGAAGGCAAGAACCAAGCTCTCTATCAACTTCTCAAACACAAAGACTCCGATGACCTTAATTTTATCATCTATGATATGGCAATACGCGGAGTAGTTGACACAAGACCACTCGTAGAAAGAAAAGAAATGATCACAGAATTGTTCAGGAAGAAATATCTCGGGCAATGCAGGTTAGTGACCAACGCAACTGAAGCACACACTTACGCATTGTATGTGATGGGACAGGGATATGAAGGAGTCGTGGTTAAATCATTGGACTCAGTATTCCAAGTAGGGCCGTGTCCTTGGGTAAAAATAAAATGCAGAGACACTAATGTCTACGAAGTGCACTCTATCTCAAGCACACAGGAAAGAATAGAGATAATAGTGCCGTTGCCAAACACAAGCGGACTACCATCACCAAACAGTCACACTCTCGGCATATCATGCGGAGTAAAGGTATCGGCAAAACACAAGAAAAACCTGAAGGTAGGAGATAAAGTGGTGATACAGCATCTTGGAGTATTGGATTCAGGTTCATTAAGAAACCCAATTTTCATTAAAAAAGAAGGAGAGGAGGAATGATGCCGCCAGTAGACAGGGTAGATGACAAGATATTATTAGCGATCAGAGATGAACTCGCTAAGACAAATGCAAAAGTCCGCGCGTGGCAGATCAAAGACGCGTTGAAAACCCAGCACAACATAGAGATGGACGACTCGACAATACGAGGCAGATTCATAGAGATGGGCCAGCCATTAAGCAGCGGAATAGGAGAACCAAAACAAACAGAAGAAGTGACTACTAAGAAAGAAACAATCGCGGTGAAAGAATATCAGGTCAGCGATGAGATGAAGCGTTTTATCCCAGTCGAGGAAGAATTCTCAAACTATGTCATACGGGACATAGATAAAAGGCTCGCTCATCATCTTGACGCAAGCAGGGCAGGACATTGGAAGTATCCCTTGTGCCAAGGAAAGCAGGGGACTGGCAAGACCTATTCAATCATGTACTATGCGCATGTAAGAAAGCTTCCGTTCTTACTTTTCTCGATGTATGAGGATTTTAAATTGCCAAAGTTATTTGGTGATAAGACCATACAAAACGGCAGTGTGATGTTCCAAGAAAGTACATTCGTGAAGGCTGTCCAAGGGCCGTGCCTGATATGCTTTGATGAGATCAATGCCCTTTCAAATGCAGGTACATTTGATTTCCATGCGTTCATGTGGAACAGAGAACTGTTTATCAAAGACGCTGACGGTGGAAAAGGCAAAGTGTATCGGCTGCATGATGATTGCAAACTCGCTTTTGCCCAGAACCCGAAGAGCGCAAAGTATATCGGCGGTAATATCAAGGCAAGTAATTTCTTAGGCAGGTGTACCTATCTGACATTTCCAGAGTTCAGCGTAAAAGAAATAAAACTTGCAATAAGAAAGAAGTTCCCGCAACTGCACAGCGATGACATCGAAAGGTTTACCAAGTTCTATTTCGCCTGCTTGCAAACTATTGAGCAAGCCAATATCCCCGTTGACATCAGCATACGGCAGCTTAATAACTGCATTGACTTGTGGATACATGGTATGCCGTTGCAGCACGCTATCGAAGATGGTATCACCAGCATCATGGAAGCAGTCAGTCAGCCTAAAGCGAAAGAAGCTTTCTTCAGGCTTGCCCAAGCAGTATGGAAAGAACTGATGCCACAAAGCGAAAAGGAGAGAGTAGGAGAATGAATGGTCAACGCCGAGGAGCACTCACGGGACAGAGAGCGGAGCGTGCCGTGATACTTGCAGAGAGAAGGCAGGACAGCAAAAGAAAGCAGGCAAGATCACGGCTGCGTAGCGTTCTGTCCCGTGTAGCGCGACGAGAGCGTTGAAAGGAGACGATGTATGCAAAGAATGACATTCGAACTGCTTGCCAAATGGTGCGCCTCTAAGCATAACGCAAAGGTTATATTTGACGCACAAGCACAGGGAGCAAGTTCTAACCCGACAAAGAACGAAATATATATGCCGTGTGATCTCAAGGAACATAATGTATTGGGAGCATTAGCCTTGCTGATGCACGAAGCAGCCCATCTTAAGTTTAGCGGTGTCATACCGAAAGAAGTATCTGACGGAAGAATAATAAGCCATAATATATTGAACGCTTTTGAAGACCTGAGAATAGACCTGAAGAATTTCAGGATGCTTGACAATATAAAAGAATTTTATGGAGAATTATTAAAGCAACATGTTTATCCCAAACTTGAGGAGATGAAGAAAGAACATCTCATGACACGTTGCCTTATCAACGGCATACTTTATAACGAAGGATTTCAAACGTTGAATGACACGGAAGCATTAAAGTTCAATGAAGACAACAATATATATTCGCTCATGCGTCAAGCGATCAATGATATTGAAAGCAACAACTGGGAAGAAGTAAAAAAAGCTATTAAGAAAGTAAAGGAACTGTTCAAGATCAAAGACGAAGACGACCCGCAAATACAAGAGATGCAAATATCAATTCAACAAGGAGGGGCTGATGAAAACAAAAAAGAAGGACAAAGCCAAGGGCAAGGTGAAGGCGGCCAAGAAAAAGGAAGTGAAGGCAGCGGATCTAGTCCAGCTGGACTTGGTGGCAATGAAGATGTGCTACACATTGGCGACACTAAGCGTTTCCTCAATCCTAGCTCTGCTTGGGACAAAGGAAGCGGTATCAAAGGAGCAAGCAAAGAAATTATTGGAAGCGCAGCGTTTCAAGAGCTCACTAAGAACTCATTTAAGGAACTATTAGCGGTCAAAGAAAAGAGAATGGTATTCGAAGGAGCCAAGCTTAACACAGAGGCTATCACTTCATTCTTTACTGGAGACATAGAAGAATTATTCCACGAAGATGACATAGTCAAGGTAAAGAAAAGTAAGATAGCTTTCTGCTTGGACGCATCAGGCTCGATGTCATCACGGATGATCGATGGAAGTGACAGGAAAAAGGTGGTAGTGCGTACGGTAAGAAGCATCATCGAGATCTTAAAAGACATACAGGAACAGGAAGGGCTTAACATAAGCTATGATGTATGGAGTTTCGACACAAATGCTTATAAGCATGGTGATAATTGGGAGAAAGAATACTCCGCTAATAGCGGTGGAACTGACCTTTACAAAGCGTTTATGAAAGTGCAGGCTGACATACTCAGCAATCAGGAGATAGACGGTAACAAGCTTGTCGTCCTGATGACTGACGGTTATGTGGGGAAAGATGAGATAGACAACCTGCGCGTGCAGATCATCAAGCACGGAGCTGAAGTAAAATGTATGGTAGTAGGCATCGGTGCTGAATTAACAGGAGCTTTTGTCCAGACTATAGCTGGAGAAAGTAATATTATAGCCGATGAACACGCTGACATGGTGATCATGGAAACTATCAAAACAATGTTAGAATGAAAGGCAGAAACGAAAGACTGCACCCTGCCAGCAGCGACAAAGATAAGAAAGAGAAGAACAATGAAAAAGCAGCCCGCAGGGCTGAACGAAAAAGAAGAGTGCAAGCGTATGGCTTGGGTGCAGAAGGAAAAAAGGAGGGATCATGGCTTACAAATTACAGATCGCCGACACTAATCTCGGTGTCAGCATGAATGTGCGGTATGAAAATCTTTCAAGGATGGAGCGGCCAGAGATAGTCGCAAAGACTCCCACGGGGAAGATAGCTAAAGAGAAAAGCGTTGTCAATGGTGTAGTGTTACAGCAAGGACAGCTCACAAGACAATGGGTCGATGATGACGGAACCATCTATGGTAAATCAGAACTCACGTTCTGGTACAACAATGAGCAAGTCAACGAGAACTCACAGACAAAAGTGATGCAGCTTACAGGGTATCAACAGCTTTCTAATTACACGGACAACTATGTGATAGCATCTTATTATGAGATATTCCCTGATGACAATGGGATGAAGAAAGACTTCGACAGGGATCAGGCTAAAAGGAATAATCTTTTCCAGATGCGCAAGCTTTGGGAATATCTTAACGAGAATAAATTAGTAGCACGTGGTGAGTTCTGCACAAGCAGCAGAGGTTTTGTTGCCAGTGACGGTTACATAAGAGCGGTATCATTTGAGAATAAGTGGGGCTTGGAAATAGGTGTGTTCAAAGAGCAAAAAGTATTTGAACATCTTAATGAGTCAGTACCTGAAAAAGTAGCTGCTCCAGTAGCAACAGAAAGAAAAAAGATCAAGATGATCTAAGGAGGATTATGAATGATCGAGAAAAAAAGTTAAAGATTGTAATCCATGCAGCAGTAAATGTTTACGCACAAGCGTGCGATGCGGTACATGAAAACTCAAAAGACTCAATCGCTGGATTGTTAAGTGTGTTGACATCAGAATTAACCCAAGCCTTAGCCGCCACCTTTGCGTCCAGTAATGTTGACAGAGAAAAATTCATAGTGACTCTTACTCAAATCACCCAAGACATAAAAAGGTTCACAATAAGCAAGTTTGACGCAATGAGGGAGGACTTATGAAACCTAACCCGTGCCCGCTATGTAATTCTGATCCCCACATATCCAAATCATCTATGTATAGAGAAATCTTAAAGATGGTAGGGTACCCTGATGTCCCGCCTAAGTACATAGAAAACTTAAACAGGTGGGAAGTTATTTGTATCTATCATTGGGTAAAGAAGAAGGCTGAGCAAGCGAGCGAAGTTCCGCTCGAGGAAAAAAGAGGATGAACAATGAGGACAAGAAAAAAGAACTTGCGAAAAGATAAGTTCTGGGAAGATACTCTAAGGTACTGGTCTGAAACATTCGAAGCAAGTATCATCATCAGAACTTATAAAAGCAAAACTCATGAAGCTGAGTATCACATAATCCAAGCTAAAGACGGTACTTATTATTGTGATTGCTGGCAATGGAAAAGAAGAAAAACTTGCTGGCATCTTACTGATTTCCTCAAGAGCAAAAAAGATGATATAGTCACCGTCATAGAAGAAGTAGTAAAGTCTATCCAATCAGCATGAGAGGCATTGCTAACGCCGTCATAGCTCCTCTGCCACACTCCTCAAAGTCAGCATCTTCAGCCCAGTCCACAATCATCACTGAAACAAGCCACATGCCCACCGCTAAAACCAAAGTGTGGACAATAAAACCTATCCAATGACCAGTTATTATCACGCAACCAAGTTTAGCCAAACCGATGACAAGACCATGAAAAAAGAAGTTGTCCTCGCCGAAGAGAGAATCCCAGTACGTTGTCAACGCTGCGAATGTAACCCCGAAAGTTATTAGATATATAAACCACGGCATCACGGGATGGCACAACAGCAACCAAGCTATCGTTGTCAACGCTATGCCTATGTCGCGGGCCTTTGTGTTGACTAATGCTTGAGGATACCACGGGAATTTCTTCTTTGCATCTTCTTTGGAAAGACCGCCAATACGATACAGGAAAGCATTGAGCAACGTAAACAAAATCGTCCAGACAATAACCATCATACCTATGCTCCTTTTTTAAAATCAAACACCAATTGTTCTGACTTTGGGTTAGCAACGAATTTAAAATCGTACAACTTGTATTCAGAACCGTCATACCTGCTTTTAAAACTTTGAGGATTAATCGAGAACAGCTTGTCACGTGAAAGTTTCACTGTCATCAGCTGCCCAGCATACGAGATGTTAAGAGGCTCACCGTTGGCCAAACACTTTTCAATGATAGGGCTTCTGATGCTTGCATAACCGTTGAATAACTTTTTCACCTTAACAAACATCTAAATCTTAACCTCCTTAGCTACCTCAGCTATCACTTTATTCAAATCCTCTTGAGTTGGCTCAGGTTCTTTACGGTGGAGTTCCTCATCCATCTGCTTCATCAACGCTACATCAACAGCTATTTTAAATTTCTTGCAGATCCTGATGGCCGAATCAACGCCAACGTTCAAGATCAGATTCAACAAGCCTATCTTTCTTGATTGTTCATCTTTCGCATTCACTGTAGATACTGTAGATACTGCATCATCCCATGAAGTTACTGCTACAGAATTAGGATCATATTGTAACCATTTATTAGGGTCTGGAGTAGCTATTTGTGGCGGTGGCGGCGGGAGTGGTGAACCCCATTGATATATTGGATTCGCCAATTGCTGTAGTTGATCTTGGTACTGGTTCGCCAACTTTTGCTTCTGTTGTTGCATAGCGTTGATAATCTCTTGCTTAACAGCAGTGCGAGGGTCTTGTTCCCAAAGCTTTTCGACATCTGTGCCGTTTACATAAGTAGCTGTGTTCGCCACATAAGAACCAGCACTACCAGCAAGACCCAGAAAATCTTCGAGAGCACGTTTGTCAGTAATCTCGGGAGCTTTTTTCTTTTTCCACATCAGAACCTCCTTCCTTATGGCACTTGTCACATAAGGTTTCTAAGAACAAAGGGTCGCATAAAAGATATTCTCTTATCGCCTTAAAAAGTTTATCCCAATTAAGGACGCCCTCTTTATGGTGTATCTCTACATAAACCTCCTTGCCTTTAGCTCTGCTTTGTTTAGCCCCGCAGCAACGACAGGTGTACTTGTCACGCTTGAGAGCAGTGCTGCGTTCCCTTGAACGCAGAAATAACCTGCGTAGCGCAGAACGAATCTTACTATTAGGGGTATAGGGTAGTTTCTTCATTGCTCACCCTATTATACTACTTTTGTTTCTTTTTTAAACGCCTTAGCCAAATCCACATCCTTTCGTTTCATACATAAACCCTTTAACATCTTATCCAAGGTCAAGTCATCAACTTCATCTTCCCAGTCGGCGATAAAGTAATACTTGTCTGAATACTCAAGAGTCCCAAAAAGAATAGGGTCTTTTTTCCTCTCTTGTCTTTCATGCTCGGTCTCTTTGACTGATGTACCTCTATCATCTACATGGAACACCACGAACCCATCGAATACATGTTTCGCTATTATTTCTTTTGCTATCTTCGCAACTTTGTCAGGGATAATCCTTGAAAAGTTTTTAAGAGGAGTGATCTTCAACGATGAATTCTTAATCCTGTATTGATATTTTTCTGCATGTTCTTTCGTTACATAATACTTGATACCATAGGCCATCATCTCTGCTTCCTTAGACAAGGTAATAAAATTACGGACGGCTTCATCGCCCATCGCAGTTTGCCCTGTCCTATAAAATTCTTCTGACATCTTTTCTAACCTCTTAAGCCTATCTTCCAAAAACTTATTCTGCATCAATGTGAAATTCTTCTTAAGATACTTGAAGTAAAGAACTGGATGTATTGCACCTTTCGAATCCTTTTGCACTTTCATCTCACTTTCAACATTAGCCGTGTTCCAAGTCACTGCATAACCCACATTCGCAGTAGAAGCAGTAGAAGTCCATGTCCACTGATTACCATAATTCTCATCATCACTCAATCTCAACCTCCTCTTTCTTCTTGCCTTTTGGCAGATGGATTATCCCACTCATCACGTAATTTATTAACTTGCTCTTGAGCATCCTCAACAGGCTCACTTTTGTGCTTTCCAAACAAACACTCATTACAAAATCGTATAAGACCTCTAATCCTTTTTCCACAACCCTCACTAATCTCTTTTCCACAACCGCTACAAGTAAACTTTGGCATTTTCAGCCTCCTCTCGGTAAATCTCTATCTGGGTCTACAACTTCACCCCCGAACATCTCAACAACTTGCTGGATAAACCCGTCATCGCCAACGCTCGGAGTCGGAAGAACGAACCCGCGGTTAGCTGGGATCTCCTCGAAGCGATAGAACTTCGGCGTATATAACAGTGGGTGTATACCTGTCCTTCCGTTACGGTTCTTAGCCATTATCACAGTGTATTTACTGTCGACAATGTCTTTATCCTCGGTGGTCTGACCCTCCCAATGCAGCAGCAAGACTACATCAGCACTCTCCTCGAGAAACCCAGACTCCTTCAGCTGTGATAGCGTAGGGCCTTTGGTATTATCAGCGCCTCTGTTGATCTGTGAACACAGGATACCAGCAAAATCGTTGGCGATGGCAAGATTCCTGAACTGGCGCAAATATTCGTTAATAGATTCTCTGGTATCCCCAGGCCGTGTCGATATATTCTGGATATAATCAACGACAACCACATCGGGCTTCTTTTCACCAACGATCTCAAGCATCTTGCTGGTCTCCCCCCATGTCTTGCCTATATCACAAGTTATCAGCATTTTCAACGAAGCTATCTTATCTTTAAACACCCTCCACGAATTCCTTATTTTCTCGTCTTTGCTGAACTGCCCAGACAACACAGTAAAGTTATCTATGCGTTCCACATGACAAAACAATCTCTCTAAAAGGCTCTCTACATCCATCTCCAACGATAAGAACCACACGAACTTACCCTGAGAAGCTATGTCATATGCCAACTGCAATGCAAAAGTACTCTTACCCTGAGAAGTCCTCGCACCTACAATGGTCAACGCTTTCTTGCGCAGTCCCCACAGCTTCTTCGTCAACGCTGGCAGCGAGATGAACCCAAGCTCTGGAGCCTCCCCTCTTTTCCAGAACTCATCTTCAAGATTCTTTGCCCAGTCGCTTAACTTCCTCACTCGCGAGAGTCTTTCTGATTTCATGTGTTTCCTTTCTTAGTTGTTTGAGAAGCATAGTATAAGTATCGTTTAAGTCAGTAAAGAGATTCTGTACACGCGACTGTTCAAAGTGTTCAATGTCATTCTCAAGACAACGCAACTCATCTTCGAGGTCTCTTAATTCTTCCTGACGCATGGCCGCGCGCAATTCTTTATCAACGTAATCAGAGAAGTCTTTAAGGCATTCGTCTAACTCTTTAATCCAATCTTCTTTTATGTCTTTTTCCACTGTCCGCCCTCCCTCATTACTATCCCCTCTATGAACTTGTATTCTGGCAGCTGGGTTATTTCTCCATGAACATATCTTAAAGCTGATTTTATAGTCTTATGCCCTAATAACTCCCTAGCTGTTTCCAAATTACAAAACAGCCTCCCCACTAAAGAAAGATCTAGCTTCCTAGCTACCTCGTTTCCTAAATCGTCTTTAAAAACTGCTTCTACATCATCCATCTCTACCTCCTCATAGATTTCCAAACTTATAAACTTTTGCATTAACAAATATCACTCCCTTCTTGAGAGACCCTATCCTACTAAAAGCTTTCTTAGAAAGGTCTATCCTTGTCGAATACTTACGAGCTGTCCTGTCAGTGACTTTAACAAAAACAACTTTCTTATTACCGATGTTAGTAATCATAAGATGTGTACCCAGAGGAAATAACCATGTGGCACAAGTAAAATCATTGGTGAACTTAGACCCGTCAGCGCATGTGCCTGCCTTATAATACCAAGATGCTTTATAAACCCTGCGTTGTTTCTGGTAATCCCGAGTCAATAACCATATCGATTTTCCGATTACCGCTATAAATATTATGACGGTTAGTATTTCTAACTTTGTCATCTTCCTCTTCCTCCTTGTAAGCGTGAATAAAACAATATGAGGTTTTATTATGTTGTGAAAGTATACTACCGCAAAACTTACATCTTCTTGTTCTCATAGCACCCTCTTTAAATAACCAGGGGTATCATCAACTTCCTTCGCACCTACCACTCCTTTCCTGTCGTAAGCTATGCTAAGCCAGTTCGTGATTGCCCTCTCCCAATCTTTGATCTTACGTCCCTTATTGGTGTGCCAGTCGACACACTTGCGTATTTCACCCTCAACATCGAGCATGGGGTAGATTTTCTTTTTGCTGTCTAGGAAAGAGTTTTTTAAGGAGAGAGTTGCTACTTGAGTAATGTTCTCATCTTTTTGTGCAGATGATGCTGCATTTACGTCATTTTTATGGCTTATATATATATTATTATTTCTTATCTTATCTTCTCTTATCTTACCCTTTACGTTAGACCTTACGTAAGGCTTACGTAAGGCATTACGCCTGTAATTACTCATGTACTTGCGGTAGTGTGACTTACGTCTGTTAAGATACTCAACATCTTCCAACACTTTGTCGATAATCAGATCGAGTTTTACACCACATTCAGCACACCACTTATCAAGATTGTTTACGTTTTCATTACCGTAACGTTTACGTAATGCATTACGTAATGGCTTACACTCTGTAGCAGCAACATAGGACATGACTAATATCCATGTTTTAAAAACTTCAGCAGGAGCGGAAGAGAATTGATATTCGATGTGCTTTATTTTTACTTTAATCCAATCCATACTCAGCCTTTATTTTGTATATCATTGATACGTATGTGATACACATGTGATATATGTGGGCCCACCGAGAGGCAGTTGGTCTGCAACCTTACATATAAGTTAAACCAGATACATCCAGTCAGGCTACCACGCCACTCTCGGTGAGACACAATTACTTTACAAACGATGGAGCATCATCATCGTTGCTGATGGTTCCCTCACACTCGTCGTCAACGACAAAGTCATCTATTTCATTACGTTCTCTGCCCTTGTTGTCAACGCCTTTGCTCATTTGCCAATAGGTAGTCCTGCCTTTGCATGCGTCTAATACCCTAAAGAACGCAGGAGAACCAACTTCCATAGACCCTGCTTCTTTCAATGATATACCGCAAGCCTTTACTAAGCGCGCCAATCTCCATAAACTCTTCTCGGTAAGAGCCGTATGTGTAGTTACAGGCCCGTTGACATGATCTTGCGGAGCGATCACTACACCTCTCCAGCGTATTTGCTTAGTGCCTGTGCTGGCCGTGGTCTCTTCATACCCAGTAATCTTGATCCTATAAGTACCCTCTGGGTAAACACGATACTCAACGTCACCTTCTTTTTCCCAGTCTATACGCATTTATCCTCCTTTTCTTCGAAAGGTATAACCTCTATCTCATTAAAACGCTGCAAAGCGTTAGGTTCTGTAGCAGTAGTACGCGCGGGATACCAACCTTTAGAACCATATTGCTCTTTAACATATGGCCTACAAAGGTAATGTATCTGTGTGCCACCAGAACAGGTGTCGGTGAGAACCCCTAAAACTTTGAGTTTTAGACATTCACCAGCACCTTCCAATTGAAGCCAATCTCCTACCTTGTACCTTGGGTTCATAACACCTCCTCTATTCGCTCCAGAGCGTTCGTACACGCTGTCTGGACAATCAGAAAGGGTAGACCCATGTCTAACCCTTCCCCAATCCTTAAACGCTTTAAATACCCCCCTAAAACCCATCAAAACGGGGTGTCCTGGACTATCGCTATGACGTCTCTTGAACGCCCTAGGATGACCTTTACGCCCTTATAAGCGTAAGTGTTAATATATCCAGTCAAGCACACCTTGTCACCGATATTAACAGTGATAGGGTGTTCATCATCCCCAGACCCTACGGCAACGACTTCAAAGATGTCATCGCTGCATGCTTCGCTGTTCTCTGGCAAGGCTATTGAAGTCTTAGCCATAACGCGTTCGATAACAATGTAGTCACTAAGCGGTTTAAACGTAATCATTCTCCCACCTTCCTTAACCATGCGTAAAAATCATAACCTCTTTCTTTGGTAACCTTCTGCGCGCACGAAAGTATTTCCTTGATCTGGGCGATGTTGACTTCTTTCTTCTTGCCCTCGATGGCAGCGATAAGCTGAGATAACTCACTTACTTTCATTAGCACCCTCCTTTTTTTGTCTTTGACTGTAATCATAGCTATAAAGCTTATCTAAGATAAACTTCATGTCAGCAGGTTCTCCGCTCTCAAGTCCTTGAAATTGCGATTTTGTGATGTATTGGTCTGACGGCCCGAATCTCACCCAGCGTTTTCCAGTCTTCTCGTACACTTCAAGATGGCCAACGATGTCGACTATGCCGCAAGCTTGAGGTGCAAGCTTCTTGCCTATCATGGGAAATGTCTGAGTGATCACAGCACCATCAACATTCTTGATCTCAAGCGGTATTTCCCATGCGTTGAAAACCACAGTGATGCCTTGATAGACTAAATCCCTGAACAACCTTACCCACTCTTTCATCTTGAAGCCAACGTCTCCGTACTCCCTCAACTCTGGAGTATCCTTCTTTCTGCGCATGGTCAAGTTCAGCAACAGCTGCTGCTCAAGCTCACTCATGTTATCAACGACAACATACTTGAACCCGTGCTTTTCAGTGCGAAGATACTTATACAGATTGTCAACAGCTTCTTCTATCTCGTAATCTTTGACAGCATTAGGGAGATTAAACAACACATGGCCAGTTCCCATCAGCGGCCCTACTCCGCCTTCAACGTTGATGAAGATCGTTTCGCCAACGGGAAGCGTTGAGGCCAGCGTTGTCTTCCCGACGCCTGGATTGCTATAGATGATCATGGCAACCCCGCGGTCAAGTTTGCTGGTGACAGTTTCTATGTTCAATGATGTCGATATACTGTTTGCTACTTTGTCTGCTATCCTTGTGACTTTATCCATTTAACCTCCTCATTCTAAAACTTCCCTGCTTTTCTCCACTTTTCCCATTCTTTAGATAACTTCTTGACCTCATCAGCCAGCTCAGTAACGGCTTTAGTGAGCTCTTTAAGAACATCAGTGTCAGTCAATTTTTCCTTTTTCTCCTCCGACATCTTCTACCTCCTTTTTTTTATTGAAATAAAGTTTTAATGTAAGCGGGTCTGGTTTTTCTGCGAAACAGATGCTTGCATATGGGCAGCATGAACCAAAATTCCAACATTGGTCTGTGTTGCGGTAGAACTTTTTTGTAGCGGTAGTTTCTATGATATCGTCAGCGAGCGCCGTAATATCATCTTCAAAGTTTTTAAGGTCTATAGGAGAACGGTAAGAATAGTAGCGGTTGTAGTAGAGCTTCTGACGCATTTTATAATCGTTGACTATCCTCCTGCCAAAGTCATCTACAGATTCAGTAATTCCCTTACGCAGTAAAGGTTTTTTGATGTAGTCATAAAGTAATCCTTTGACGTCAAAGCCAAGTTTCTGCATGCCGTACACATAGCCTGTACCTTGTGCTGACGTTTCACATCTACCTTCGAATTGCCGTTGGCTTAAACCAGTGGTCTTTAATTCACGCACCCACCAGTGGCTATTGACGAACGCTCTTCCATCAACCCGACCTACAAATTCAAAATTGTCCATCGGTATCGTGAACTCTTCCTCAGAAGCGATCATCTCAAATTTTTCACTCTTGTAAGGATAATGAAGCCACATGCCCGTGGCGATGTACTTAGCTATTATGAGATCTTCCTGGTCAGAAGCTTCCTGCTGCGATATCGCTTCATTAAACTTACCCGTGATGTGTTCCAACACCTTAATGTCAGATGTGCCCTTGAAAAACAAATCGAATCCTTCGTGTAAGATAGCTCCAGTGATAAGAGAAGGAAGCCTTACTATAGGTTCAAGACGCTCGATATATCTCCAATAATACTTCTTCTTACAACCTCTGAACGTACTCCCATTGTTATAGGATATTCTCATTATACCTCCCTTTTGATATAAATCCCACCGCCAGAGGCCTTGGCGTAGATGTCTTGTAGTTTCTTTGATTGCGCTTCTGTAAGTTCAACGCGCTGTGAAATACCGTTTAAGAAAGAATGTTCCCAGTTGTTAGGCTTATAGTTTAGCTTTCTTATTTCAGCGAGGAGTATCGATACGTCTTGTTTTCTCATTCCAACTCCCAGAAGGGTACTCTGACTTCTTCGTAAAGAGCTTCTACAATATAGTCATTCTCTTTTTTGGGAAAGAATTTCTTACCCCTCTTGCCGTCCCAGTAACCTTCCAAGACTATTTTTTCTTTCCCCTGAGAGACTTCCGTCAGCCTGAAACCTATTAACATTTTGCGTTTCTTAAAGAGCCAATTCATTTTTCCACCAAGTCTCTTACTGCTTTGTAAACTTCAATGAGCCAAGCCTTCCTCCATGAATTATAGTAAGGGCTGCCATCCAAAGCTTTACCTTCGGGCTTGAGCTTAAGCAATTGAGATATTTGCTGGCTGTACCATATTGTGTTATGCGGACGAAAAGATTGACCGCAATGCTCACAGACTATTTTTTCTACCTTCATCTATACCCCCTTTCCAGATAGCAGGAGACTTATGTATGTGATAATGCCCGATTATTTTAATCACATAGAATAGATCTTCTGGCTGCTTGTCGGTAAGCCTCTTAGCTTCTGTCTTAGCTGACTCCAATGTGTCGTGCAGAAAGCTAAAGCCTTGAAATTTTTTCTCAAGGACATTGTATTTAGCTACTGCAAACTTCATTCAGCTTCCTCCTTAAAATAGATCCTTTCTTCTTTTGGAGACCTGTAATTGTAAATGCGCTCAAGTGCATCCAAATACATATGAGAATCTGGGCATCTTTGTAGAGGATACATACCAAGCTTATGCAGCATCCTTTTCTGTGAGAAACCTTTCGTGCGATAGACCTTAAGGAAGGCTAAAACGAAACCCCTCGAAATATAGCCATTGTTAGGCACAATGTTTTTGTATTCTTGTATCGCTTCAGCAACAGCCTTTGCCTCTGCTATGCTCGCGCGTACTTGAAAATTGCCAGCTCTAAAAATAGGAAAGGTCTGGTGATGTCTGCCAGAAAGTATTATCAAACATTCGTTGATACCAAAACCCCACGTGTTTTTATAATCAAGGAATATCTGATAATCTTTTTTACCTTGTGCTGCATAAGAGAAAGCAAAGTCCATGATGCTCCAATTGCGAGTATGCTTGTTAAGCTTTTGCGCAAGCTCCAGGTTACCAGAGCGCACTAAACACGGAACAGATTTGTAACCTAATTCCAAGGCAGCAGTCACTCTGTGTTGTCCATCAAGTATCTCACCATTTTCATTCACGATGATAGGAGCCTCGTCTAAAAGATTTTCTTCTGACATCGCCATCTTAAGCTTATTCAAATGCTTTTTATTGACGAGCCTATTCCCTTCGAGAAACTTTAAGCTCTCAGGCTTGACATTGATCGCAGAACCTATCTTGTACATAAACACCTCCTCGAAAAAATAAAAGACCCCGATGGCAAGGTGCCTGCGGAAAGCCGAAGCTTCCCTCCTGCCAAACGGGGCCTTTATAAAAGAAAAAGAGCAACCTCTTAAAGTTGCTCTTTGACCTTCTTACTCTCTCAACGGTAACCGACCAAGCACTGTCGATATAATTCATGAGAGCAATATACTACCCGACAAAAAAACTGTCAAGTTATTTTTTCTGGAATTGTATGGTTGCTTTTCTATTTCTCTTAAAAAGATCTAGTAACGGAGTACGGGTGCTAAGAACTATGTTTTTTATCTGATCGAAAGTGAGCCCTAATTCACGACGAACCTGCATAGGATCTTGCCCCTCATCAACAATACGCCTGCGTGCTGTATCCAAGATATAATCTCTCATCTTGCCTGGAGCTTTTATCCTATCAACCATAGACATCGATTCCCCTGGGCCAAGCGCAGGGCCTTGCCGCACGGTTACACCGAACAACTGTGCTGCCTTTAACCATTGATCCTCACCTTTATATTCTGGTTGTCTTTCAAAACCCATAGCCGTAAAAGCTTCGCTCATTTCCTGAGCGGCATCGACTAACCAACCTGCCTTACCGCCTTCGGTCAGAAGAGGAACGTCACTGTTCTTAGCCCAATATTCGAAGAAAGTGAGCAGCTGGCTAAGGCCTACGTTTAATTTATTTTTTGCTCTCTTAACTTTATAATCTATAGAAGTAGGCCCTAGCATATCATAAAGAAATTGCACCTCTCTCATGTACTGAGGTTCAATAAGATGCGTCCTATTGCTTTCGTCCCTTGCTCCTCCCCAGATAGAAAACTTATAGCCCTTCGGGTTATTAAACATCCACTTGTCATCATCTGGGCCGCCACGCAGACTCTGCATCATGTATTGAACGAACGTATTGACCGCTAATTTAACTGCGAATACTGAAGCAAGCTGTACAGCATACCTCTGCCAAAGGTCATCCAATTCCTCAGGTGTTTTTTCTCCGTGCGTCAAAGGAGTAAAGTAGTGCGAAAGAGGGCCAGTTTTGAACTTATAAAAACTCTGTATCGTTTTCTCCGCCTTAGTACCCTTTATGCCTGGAAGCTTACTTAATCCATAAGCAGCACCAGTAGCCATGCGAACAGGTGCTGTGATCAAATTCCTTGAATAAAAAATGAAATTATAGATCTTACCAGCCTTGGCATAGACAGCACTGGTAGGGATCATTGAAGCATCGTTGACGAAGCTAACCGCACGTTTCATCGCTGCCTTATCAGACAAGTGAGGTTTTCTTTTCTTAATAGCTTCATATTCCACTTTAGTCACATCATATAAAGTCCTTGAAATTATCTCGTTGAAAATGGTCGGACTGATACCACCAGCAGTTATCAAATAATCATAAAGATTAGTCACTACTCCGCGCGCGCTGGCAAACTTACCGAGATCCATATTACTAAAACTCGCACGTAATGCTGATTCAAATCTATACCCCGAAAAACCAGCCTCCATCATGAGAGGCAATAGATCAAAGTTTTGTATAGGATCTTCGTCATACTCACCTCTGATCATGCGCCTGGCTGTAGTGATCGGAGCAGAAATAACCTTCGGAAAAGCACGTCCAAGATTACGGATAAATGTCTTATAGACGTGCGGTTTAAAACTTACTAGCATCCTGCCCAGGTAAATAGCGGTAGTATCAAAAGGGTTCCATGTCTGCACGCGCCTTAAGAAATTCAAGAACCACATGGTCGGACTCTTTCCTTCTTGACCGTACATATTAGTAACAATGTCAGCTACTGAATCATGTACCCAAGGCTCCTGGAAAGCTCCACGATACCATTGTACCAAGCCTGGAGCTCCTTTAGCTTCTACATAATGATTAGCTTGAAGCCAGTTCTCAACGCTCACTCCTGCCTTCTTGGCCAACGGTTCTACATCATGCCTATAATAAACAGCTTTTCTATTCGGTGCTATCTCAACATCTCTAAGCATTTCAATAGACTGAGCCTGGTCTATTTTCTTAAGGCTGTCTTTAACATATTCTTGGAGTTGTGCGACATAATCATCAACAGGGAATAAGCCTCTGCCAGTGGCTGTAAACTCAGGGGGAAGCCCTAAAGGATCTCTACTGGGAAGCCTCCAATCTCCAGCAGCAAGGAGATATTCTTCGTTGGTACGATACTTGCGAGCCTGTATAACCTGACTTTCTGTAGCAGCATTACCACCACTTGTAGCTCTTCTTCTTTTCTTTTGCGTATCGAGAAAGTCAAACACCCTATTAAAATAACCATCACGAATATTTCTTGCCATGTCAGCCCTGCTTAACAAGCCGACTTGCATCATCCTTCTTAAGATAGTTGTCTGGATAGATTGCCCGTAAGCAAGTATCCTCTGAAGCATATTATCGCTAGACACATTAGGATGCGCTAACATCTTATAGAAAAATAACTCTGGACGAGTCTTAGAAAGATATTTGATCACAGTCTGGTTAGCAGGTATAGAATAAGTCTTTCTCAACCACTGCTCATCTATCTTAAAGAAATCTATCATCCAGGTAGCCCGTTCAATAAAACCTTGCGCCTCAGCTTTCAGGTCACCGAGATAAGTCCCTGGTCCATGCTGATGCTGCTTGCCTACATCAGTGACAGCAATGCGGCCTGCATCACCTTCTTTCACGAATATCTCAGAAGCAGCAGAAGATAATAATTTCTTCACTGACTCAATAACGCGGGGAGTACTCTGCTTGATCGTCATCTGAGAGTTCTTATGATCCCTTCTCACAGTATCAGCGATCTTCCTATCTATGCCATGCAGCATAGAATAGGCTAGAGCGTCAAAATACGAGCTTCTATTCTTCTCATCATAAAGGACTTCGACTATCTTCTGGGGATTTTCCACCACCTGCTTGGGAGCAAAGAATCGCTGCGTTGCCCTCACTACCTCATCAGGTAACTTCTCTTTAGCCCAGCCTTTTAATCCTTGAGGAGCAAATCTCAAAAGATCAAGAACAAGTCGGGCAGACATAGTGCGTTCCATCTTAAAGGGATTATCAGGTTTCTGGCTGTTCTGCCCTACTGGACTTTTACCTCTCTTGGCAGCCATCTGCAAGCCCCAATAATCTATCTTCAAAGGCGCCTCGTCAGTCTCTTCGGCAAGCCGTTGGTTCTCACGAAGCATCTCTTCAAACTGGTCTCTTGTCAGATCGACTTCATCTATGCGAAAACTCTCAGCAGTGCTCACAACTCCAGACAATACTTTACCGTCTTCCATCACAGACTGTATCCTATAAGTACCTTCCAACGTCTTGGTCACAGGCTTACCCTGGACTGTGCCTTTAAGGATATAAGGCCTTGTAGCTGTCACAGAAGCGTAACCACCGCCTAACTCTAGTGTTCCATCATCAATGCTCTCGCGATAAAGCTCTGAAGAATTGCCCATATCAACAGCATAGCGGGCGTCATCGCTCAAGTTGTTATACATCTCAGTAAGTCTCTTATCGTAAGCCTGTCGAGTGATCTCCTTCTGCTCTGACTCATCAATAGCGTCTTTAGCTTCCTTAGCTAAGCTTTTATATTCTTCAACCGCAGCAACATCTTGAGCATCTAAATTGACTTTCTCATCACCTTTATCAACAACTAGACCAGGCTCTAGCTCTTCTTCAAAATATTGAGCATATTTTGCCCTGCGTTCTCCGATAAGATCATCGACTAATTTAACTTCTTTATTAAGGCCTTTGTTCTCTATGTCTTGTATTATTCTTGAGATCTGGGCAGCTGTCTTCCCGCTTACCAAGGCTTTCTCATAAGGAGTCATCTGTTCCAGGTAAGCATTGAGTTCATTTTTGTACGCTGTATTTATTTTAGACAATAAAGGAGCTTGCTGCTTATTTGCTGTCTTGAGTATATTGCTCAAGCGAGCAATTTCTTTTTGCGCAACATCTATTTCTTTTTTCAAACGAGAAGGACTGTTGACATTCATCGGCCATGTCATTCTGGAAACTTCCTTGTCTATTATCCCTATCTCGCTGGTTAATCTCTGAGGAGTACTCTCCAACATAACGCGTATTTCTTCTGGTATAAGATCAGGAAGATTTTGAAGAGCCTGCGCCATCTTGGTGCGGTCTCTATTTAATTTGACATTTAAAAAGTAAAGTAATACACCGCGCTTTTTACGAAGCCTTGCTATTTCGTCCAGCACAGCTTGATAACGAGAAAGCTTACCGAGTTTTCCTTTAGCTTCCCCATGAAGTGTTTTATTGATATCATATATCTGACCTATTATCGTATCCTCAAGAGAACCTTGCTTCATCGCGTTCTCTTTGTCTTGAAGCGTCAATGAATAATTCTTAAGAGCATCAGAAACAAGAGGATGCTTAATAATATCCCCGCCCTCATCAACTTTCAACTCAGGTTCACGATAAAGACTTCCTTCCTGCATCTGCTCTGGGATAGCGTCTAACGATCCTCTTACCACTAATCCGCTGACTAAACGGTTTACTTCTTTCCTGCTTGATTCTATGCCGACAAAACTTTTTATCCATGCTGCAAGATTATCGAGCAGCTCATCGTACCAAGCTTCTTGTCTCACTGGTTGTGGTGCTAAATTTTCTGCCCACCTGCCTGCCAACTCCTGCCACAATTGCAATTGTCCAGCTTGGGTATTAAGGTCTATCTTATAATCAGCGACTAATTCCTCTAACGAAGTATGCCCTGTTGATTTCAACAGATCAGGAAGAACTTCCATAAGCTGGTCTTTAGCCTTTGAAAAGATATCGTATAATTCATTAAGCCCGCCAAGAACCTCAGCAGTTTTTACAAACCCGCGATGTAAAAATTCATGGGCGACCTTTTTTGCCACATCACCTTCGGTCATATGGTCAAGTGATATTATTATTTTATCCTTGGCTGGGTCATATGCGGATACTATATCCAGCTTGGGATCATTAACACTTTCTGGAGGGATTCTATCGACAAAGACTACATACTTGCTTATAGCATCTTTTACTATCTGAGGAAGTCTGCTGTCATCAATAGCCCTCCTCAACGTTTCTTCTCTTGCTCTTGATAACTTATCCTGGGCTTCCGCAGCAGCAACAGGTTGGCTTCTTTTCCATGTCCCATCCTGTTCGATATATCCACCTTTAATAAGAAAATCAGCAACCTCGCGTTCGCCAATATTATAAGGACGCTTCCTATTCTCCTGGTTATCTGTTATAAGCGTTGCTCCCGCATCAATAGCTTTTTGTATCTCACCAAAATCAGGCTTGACTCTCCCTGTTCTATTGCCTTCTGCTGAAATGAAAACAACATCAGATGGAGCATACGTCCCCATATTAGCCTTGTCACCAAAGTTTTTAGCATACTGAGCTGTAGAGCTAGCGAATGATCCTCTCCCTATAAACTTATTAGCCTTATCTGCTTTCAATTGGTCTTTAGCAAGATAAGGGCTTTTACCTGTTAGAATTACATCTGCATTAAGACGAGCTGTATCTGCCTGAGAGGACTCTTCGTTATAAGCAGAACGTTCTGCATCTGCTTCTGCTATCCCCTCAAGCCATTCCTGTATTACCTGAAGGTGATTAGGATCGTTAGGACGATAATATCCTATACGTTTACCGCGGAGATCAAGAACAGCTTGTCTAAATTCAGGATTGCTTTCTACTTTTTTTAGAAACAATTGTTTAAATCCAGCAATAGCATCTTGTAGAGTGCCTTTACCACCATTCCCTGCCCACTTAATTGGGTTACCAAGCCATCCAGGTTTACCAGGCTTCATCCCAACTGTGTTCATGTGTTCTCCCAAGGGGCCTCGCATCCCATTTATTTCTCCTTTACCTTGAGGCACAATAGTAATTGTATTCTCCGTAGCGGCAGTAGGCTCAACAGCAGATTCACTCACAGCTTTTGCTTCTTTACCTTTTGGTTTGCCAAGAATAGCTTCTATAGCTTTATCAGCCACAAAAGAACGTTGGCGATAAAACTCCTGACGCTCTTGAGGAGTCATAGTTTGTAAAGTATACTCATCTTCGCGTGTTGATAATAAATCAAGCACTTTGAGCAATTTTGCTTTTTCAGCAGTAGTCAAAACATTTTTTGTATCAGTATACTCAATTGCTTCTTCATTAGATAAAACTGTGCTACCCAACTGCCCTTCGATTATATCTCTTATAACAACTTCTTTATTCCTAGGAGCTTCAGTAACAATTTCAGGAGTAATTGCAGATGCTTGCTGTTGCGTTGGCGAAGGGAGAGCAGTATCAACTTTTTTACCCTTGAAGAACTTAGAGAGCGCTGCGGTGTCAACCTTGGGCTGTATCTCAGCTTTAATCGGAGACGGCTCTTTCGATTCGTCATATGCCCTAACGTTGTCAACGACAGCAGCTGCCTCTCGAGCATTTCGCTGGAGCTTTGCTTGTCTGTTAAACTCTATCTCTAATGTCTTATGCACCTGCTTGGCTATTTCTACCTGGTCCGCGCCTACAAGCTGATGGACACTGGCCTTCTCAACAGGGATACCTTCTCCTACAAGATATTGGGCTATCCTTGTCAAAGGAACTTTAGCCATGAATGGTGAAAAATAGATCTCAGTAGCAGGATTAATGGCGGTAAATATCTGCTTGCCTTGCCTTTTAACTATCTCAGATTTTTTATCAACACCAGACAAAAATAACTGTGGAGAATTACGGAGTTCTTGTACATAGTTAATAACATCAGTCGTTTGTTTCTCTTGCGGCTGATCCTTGTTCTCAAACAATATGTTGACAATGTTATCCTTTATGGTTGGCTCCATCTCATTGAAATGGACGATATGAGCTTTAGGGTAATGACTTATGATCTTTGCATCCTGGAGGATAGAAGAAGCCATGGTGTCCATCCGAGTATTTTCATCAGCAGTAAAATTCTCCCTGATGTTTTGTTTCGGTGCAGACTGGATAACAGTGCGGCCTTTAGCATCTTTTTCAACGCTAGTAGAAAATATCTTGTTCCCCGTCATCTCCGCCATAGTAGTAAACTTTACTGTCTTAGGGAATACAGGGACTTTAATATCACCTTCTGCTCCTTTCGTTATCCCCTCTTCTTTTGCTCCTTCCTTTGCTACCTCTCCCTTTGACTTTGAATAGTCTAATGCTTTCTTTGCAAGAGCAGCGCCTACACCTGGAACAGAGAATGAGGTTAACTCGACAGCTATTTGTTCTGCGGAAGGTAATTTCCATTCATCAAGACCAGTCATGGCGCGACCGACATCAGCTACTCTTTCTTCAAAAAACTCCCCCCACACTCCATGCCATTGAGTAGCTTCAACGACCTTCTTTAAACGCTCATTATTAGCAAGAGGATTCGCCTTCTTTAAAGCTCTAACAATGGCACTATTTATATATTTTTCTGGAATGTATTTAGCGGCCTCTCCTAACAAACCTCCGCTTCTTTCAGAAACAGTCTCTATCCATTGTGAAACAGCAGCATCTTTGGCAGCAGGAAGCAAGTCTTGTCCACCACTAATACTCCCATCAAGATTTATCTGAGGGCCTGTGCGCTCTAAAGTCCCTTTGATAGTCCTTAACGCACCAGCAGGCAATGATTGCACGCTACCTGCAACCAATCCTCCAGCTATCTTTTTTGCTGTACCAGTAAGGAGTTTTCGAGTTGCTGTTTTGGCCAACGATTTTGTAAGAGCTTCTCTTGTAGCCGTGCTTAATATCTTTTTGCTGGCAGCCTTTGCAGTTTGAAAAGCTGCGGCTTTACCTGCTGCGGCCAAACCGCCTGTAAAATACATCTCACCAGCGAACGCAGGTATCTGGGCAACAACATCAGCAACTTTATAGCCAAATGTTTTAGGGCGGGATTCTTTATCAAGGTAAGACTGTACTAAATCGATATCCTCCTGAGTTGCCTCATCCTTTTGAAGCCTATCAGCTGCCATCTTTATCTTGGCAATATCATATATATCAGCAGCTGTTCCCGCGAAAGGTGCAAGTTCAACAGGACGCTTGGCTGTCTCGCCCATACGAGTCCACACAGTATCGTATGAGCTTGGTTTACCCTGAGGCGTATCCTCTATCAACGTAAACCCAGGCGGTAGACCCTTGCCCTGGGTTTCTTCTGTTAGCTTAAATCCTGGAGGTAAAGGCATTAGTATTTATATGGTTTATTGTCTTTATCAAACCAGTTATTATTATCATTAGAATAAATAATCTCTCCCCTATCATTAGTTGCACTGAACTTGAACTTTTTACGAGGCTGTGGCTGCAAAGTCGGAGTAACAGGAGCAAAAGATCCTGGCTGCCTATTGAAAAGGAACTGCGCTTGTAGTTCATCGTAAGCTTGTCTTTTTTCTTCTATTGTCATCGGAGGCTTACGCTCCATTGCTCTTAACTCATCCATCTCTTTTACTGCGTTCATGATTTGAGTATTAGGGAACAATACATTGTGAACTTTTTGCAGATCACTGAGGTCTTTAACATTAAATTGATATAATCCTCGGTCAGCTCCTGGTAAAGGCAATTGAACAGGGTATCCTGCATCTTCACGAGCAGCAGGTACAACCCTCCAAGGGACTACCTGGTCACCGATCTTCATGCCTTGTCCTTCACCAGGGGCATATTCTATTTGCTTTTGCGCAGCAAGCGCAGAAGCCATAGACTTGAAAAGCTCCTGTTCATAAGCCCTTTTCTTCTCAGCCTCAGCTTGCTTCCTACCCATAAAGTTAGTCAAGAACTGAGCAGCATAGTCCATGAATCCTGGAGCTGCCTGCTGCGGTACGTTATATCTTACTGATTGAATATCAGCCATGTTTCCTCCTTTAATATTGTCCCCAATTGGAAGTAGGGAAATATGATTGCGAAAGAAGATTTGAATACGTCCCTGTAGGAACCTTCCCAAGAACATTAGCATAAGGATTGCTCATCGGTGAAAAGCTCGATGTGCTTGCTGTTCCAGCAGAGCCTGGTTTAGGAGCGAATAACTTTCCCCAATCTATACCACCTGCTATAGTCCCCAAAGCAGAAGCCCAAGGAGAAGCTTGTGCTTCAACCCCAGGAATATTGACAGGCATAACTTGTTGTGAATAAGGCTGCGACAATCCTAGCATGGCCTGGCTTCCAGTCTGTTCTCTTTGCTGCATAGCCTTGGCTCCTTCCGAAGCCAAAAATTCTTCTATTGCTTGACTTCCTGTTAGCCACTGATTCTGTAACGGCTTAAGGCTTGCCTGTGTCCTTCCTCCGCCTAAACCTGTAAGAGCACCTGTCTCTAATCCAGTTGAATATGCACCGTATCGATTACCAGAACTTCCGTAAAAAGCTTCTTGCTGCCCTCTTTGCAACTTACGCTTCATCAACTGCTCATAATCACCATAGCCTCTCCACGGCTCTCCAGTAGCAAGGCCCTGCATGGCTTTAGTCCAATAGTCAGCCATATACTTGCCAGTGCCAGACTGTTCCCCTATGGAAGGAGGAGTAATAATATCATACCCCATTTGTCCTGGAGTACCCTTATTCTTCTTATTAGCATACATGCTTGTTCCAACGCTGATTGCTGTCCCTGCCAATGCAACCCAACTCATACTATACCTCCAACTTAGGTTTATCCTTATTAATTAACATATCATTTTCATCTACAGCTAATCCTACTTCTTCAAAAGAATTAGCAATGACTTCTTCTTCTATCTTGTCTAAATCTTTTTCTTTCGTCACATGAACAGTCGTCCAAACAGTCTCTTCATGTATGTATAAAATACGTTTTGTACCAGCTGGGGTTACACCTGAATGCGGGGCCTTTATCCTCTCAACACCATTCTCTGTAAGTACAGATACTTCTCCCTTCAATATAAAATAAGGATGACACACCTTATGTATCTTACTCGTGAGTATTGCTCCTTTAGGCATAGTTATCTCTCTTACATATGCACCATCAACAAAAGTATGTTTAAGAGGAAAGCAATCACCGCGCATGATCCCGTCAACCTGACCAAGCCTTTCCTCAAATTCGAGTATCTTACTTCTTACCGTTTCCTTAGAAAGTGAATTTTTAACTATTAAATCATTCATAATAATGTAATATAGCCTACAAATCCTCTTGCCGTCTTAAAATATAATCTTCTTGTGCAATCATCATCGAGAACGACAATCTTGCCGACATCAGCAAGACTTGAAGCTTTCGAAGCATCATCAGTATAGATTATTCCTACAGCGTTATTATGAATGTTGTCAAGAATACGCTGCATCGTATTTAAATCTTTGCTTTCCATCGAGGGCAACTTAGTAATATGATCTATCATAATTGTATTGGCTGAGGAGCATATGCCCCTTGGATTTCTTTAAGTTTAAAAGAATAAAGATCATTCTTATACACCTTTATCTTGATCTCTTTACCCATAGCATTAGGCGGGAAGAAACTGTCCCACCTCTTTGGCTTACTTACAAGATTAATGACGAATGAACCAGACGCATTTTCTGTGTCCCAATAAATAGTAAGCGAACCTTCAGTACCATCATGACGAGTGACCAACTTCTGAAATATCTTATCAACATCAGGAAGATCAAAATGCCTCACGCCTATATCATAAATAAATTCTACTGCTGACTCTGCGACAACCGCGCCCTTAGAATAAGAGAACTTAAACAAATAACCATTGGCAGAATAAAGCTTCGGGTTGCTTACAGTAGTATCTGTACAGGAGAAAGAGACTCTCACTTGCACCCAGATATTGACTGTGATCGCATTTAACTGTTGGGCATTAGGGTTGGTATAACCTGCCACTGGCTGCCAAGCAGCAGCTAAACAAAGAGCCTGCGTCGCTCCAGTCCTCATGTGAAACAGCATGTCATCGGTGCCCACTAAGGATTCATTCCACCACAAAGTCTTTAATGTATCAGGAGATAATTGAGCAGCAGGAGATATCCATGTCCCCGCCACTAATCCAGGAGTCTCCCACGCAGAATTATAATCTTTCATCTTGCCGAGAACTTTACGAAACAAACGTAAAGTAACTGCACCAGGAGCAGCAGAATTCCCACTTGCTACCGTCAACGAAGTCCAAGGGTGAGTATGATGAGAGTCACCGTCAGCAGGATTCCCGCCATTACCTGCGTGACCAACGTCAGAACCAGAAGTCCCTGGGCCAATAGTATGAGTGTGCGCAGCGTTGGCCGCAGCCCCCGTAACCAGATCTCCTTCACCTAGCTTAATATATCTTCCTTCATAAGTTGCGCTTACTTCTGACCAGCCATTGCCTGGTGCTCCAACAGTCCAATAAAAAGCATATGCGTATTTTACAGAGCCATCCCAGGTAGAAGTCTCTCCAATACGTTTTATAAAATGAACAGCTACATAATCAAGTTCCCAACTATCTTGTACGTCCGTAGAAGTATCTCCTGTGACCATATGATGATGTGTCCAGTTGGCACAGTTACCACCAGCATCACCCTGACGATGATTGTTATCTGGAGCAGACTGTCCATTGAAGCTATGACTATGAGAACTACTTACCGTCTCCCCTAGACTAGAAGTCCCAAGACGCAAATAATAACCAGCATTGTACATGCTTACATACCCTTCAGGTACAGCAGCCTGATCCCACATAATGATAGAACCTACAGGGAATTCATACTCTGTAGTCGTGGCATTTTTATAAAACAATCTGAACTTAACACATCGAGGATAAGTATTGGAAGAAGCTGAGGTGATGTTTACAGCATGTTCACCATGCTCTCTGGTAACATCATTCTGATACTCACCAGACTTAGAAGCCCCAGCACTGATCGCGTTTAACTTACCAGTTATCCCGTGCGTATGGCCAGTATCCACAGTCAACGTACCTGCGGTAATAGAGATCCTGACAAACTTATCGCTCCATGTAGTTATTTCTGTCCACCCAGTTCCTGGAGTGCTATCTTCAGCGTCCCAAAGAATACAGATATTAGTAGGTATTGCCAACGCTGGCTCAACAGTCCCGATCTCGATATAGGGATTGCTCTCAGTCCCACCTATGAAGACATCACTAGAAGTACCGTTAAGGGCTTCAGTCTTATTAGTAAGTTTATAAACGATATCCTCATTCACAGCTTTATAGACATATCCGATCTCAGAAGATCCATAATAAAGTTCTCCTGTCTCCTGGTCTCCTCTCTTTGAGGCAAAACAATTGACCTTTATCGTGTCATAAGACAAGGTCTTACGCTTAAAGTTATACCTCATCACCCTATCGTGGACTTGAGAGCCGTAATCTAAATCAGTATATGCCGCTATAAACTCTGTATTATCCCAGAAAGAAACAACATCATAGTAATTAGCAGGAAGTATTTTATTCGTATCAAACTCATCTATAACAGGCTGCGCATTAGAACCATCATAAAGATACCAATGATCCCAGCCAAGATACATGATGCCATGAGGAGTCTGACATATCGACCATGCGGCAGGAGTCCCAGAGAAAGAGAAAGGATCTTCAGCATACCAATTGCCGACAGGCCCCAAAATAAATATCTTCCTGATAGTGTTCTTCTTGATACAGACTATATTGCCCATGACTACAGGTATTCCCATGATTTCATCATTGTCCTCTGGAGAGATATCAAGAAAAGTTAACTGTGTATCTTTCTGGATATAATGCGGAGTATAAGGGTCAGAAAAGTATATCTTGCTCGGGCTAGTTGGATCCCTCGTCACGAATAATCTTTCACGGTATATTTGCAGCTCAGCACCACGCGGCATGGAATCAGTAACTGCTGGCATCAAAGCGCCAGCAGAAGCATCAGCCGTAGAATCTGTATATGTAGTAGCAGTGTTATTTGCTATAGTTGCTATCAACCTATATCCACCACCAGTCTCGCTAGACTTACGATATATCTTACGATTCGTCGTACCCACTGGCCCTAAAGGAATGTTAGTCAAAGAAATGTTTTGGTTAACTACAGCTGCTATCGTATTAGAGACAGCACCAGGCACATACCAGTCGTCATCCCAGGTTATCTTATAAGAAATGTCAGTACGAGTTATACCGACTCCAGCACCAACCTCAGCCCTGCAAGAACCAAGTTCCCAGGTGATATTGTCTGAAGAACCGTCATAGCAAAAGATATTATCGTAGCCTGTAGAACCGATGAGAATGTCTTGATAAGTAACAAACGAACATCTCTTTCCTGTGGTGGTTAATGTCCTGATCAAAGTGAATGTCCCTGTAGCATCATCGCCAACGTAGACTCCAGTACCGCTCGTAGCTATAAACTTAGTGATGCCTCCAGAAGTGTAGTAACGATATACTGACATCATCGGGTTCGCATCGATGGCGACAGGATTAAAATAAGAGATCGGTTCACGTTTAGACACTGCTCCTGGAGTAGGTTCAAACCTGCAATTCTGAGCTTTCTCAGCGTACTTTTCCTGGAGCTCTTCAGTCTCAACCTTATTATTCATACCAGGCAAAGACTTCATGTAAAAAGCAACTGGAGTATTTGATAAACTCATATGTTCCTATAATTCTTCATGATTATCTCTTCGTCTTCTTTCTCACGATGACGTTCCATACGATAATCACGTATCTTGGTATAATACTTTGTCCAAGCGTCATTGGCCTTATCGCCCCATCCACGCTGATCATGCCCTGTAGCAACAACATAGTCAACGATTGCTGGCTGCAAATACTCTGAAAGCTGTGGTGATTCACCATCTGCGTTCAAATCAACGTGAGCCTTTTGAAAATACATCTCACCGTAATCAGTACCAGCATTAACAGTATTAGGCTTAGGGTACAATCCGAAGATAGCCTCTTCTCTGTCGAAATAATAAAATAAAGGAGTACCTGCATCATCAGATTTCCAATTAGGGTACTCAGTGTCTAATTCAGTCCTGTTGATAGGATCTATCTTCTTCCAGGTAGTCCCGTCTTGTAAGTAATAGACCTCAGTCAAGCTGATGATGGCCGTTGCTATTAAAGCAGAAATGACATATTCAGAGGTACCAGCCAATGTAGAGAATTTAGAATTGCCAGGAAGACATTTAGCTCTAAACGCTAAGTCTGTGCATGCGTCATTGATCCATGAATTAAGTTCAGCGTCTTCCCAAAACGCAGCAGTGGTCTCTCCCAATCTTCTTCTGATCTGGTTTCTAATCTCTAAGCGAGTCATTCTTCTCCTTCAGGAACATTAGCGAATATCTCTGGAGCGTCTTTTTCGTAACCTAAAAGGCAATGGCAGCGCTTACACATGATCGCATCGCCGACCTTATAAACATCGATGATAGCATCACGCTTAATGTAAGCCTGTAGAATATAATAATTCTTTGCGCACCCGTGACAAAATACTGCTTGATGTTCCTTGTCAATGTTCATTTCTTTTTTTTATTGTTCCCAAGATAGCTTCTATCTTAGTCAACCTATGTTCAACCATAATACCGAAATCTTTATAATTAGATAAATGGTTATTAAAATAAGCATATTGCTCTTTCTGGATGCAAAGTATCTTCTCATCCAGTTTTGCCTGATTGTTGATTATAAGACCCAAGATAAAAAGAACCAGTGAGATAAGCGCAGGAGTAATAAACCTAAACATTGCACCCACTTCGTCTATTCGACTTTTACGCGAGGTTAAGCCTCCAGATTTCATAATGACTACCTATTCCTATGATATTAGTTTGAGCACCATTAATTGTCAGGCTAGTAATATTATCAGCAGTGTTATTCCAGCAAGTTCCATATACACCACATCTTGTTACTGTAGTCCCCCCTATCTGGTTGCCAAACTTATACAAAGCAACCCTCACATATCCTGACTTCACATAAAGTAAACTTCTTTCCCAAGAACCCTCACCGAGAGCTGACCCATTACCTCCCCAAGGATGAGCCGTAGAAGCAGTCTGCCTTCCAGCAGTGAGAGTAGAACTTACGCCTTGAAAATACTGCCTTCCATAATTAGTACCAGTATCAGAATTAAGAGCACAATTTGCTCCGCCTGTACCACTATAATTACTAACAAAATAACCAAGAAACATCCATAAAACATCAGTGTTCCCATCAAGACTGCTAATAGAAATGGTTGTGGCCGCACTCGAAAGTGTATTGTCATAGATCTTCTGCCAGCATCCATAAGCTTTACCAAGCACATTAGTCGTCCCTAATCTCATACCAGCAGAATCATTCTTCTTCAATACTATGATGCGTGAGCCAACCCCTATTCCGTTAGCTTGATCAGAAAAAAAGACAAGACTTGTTAAGTTATTAGCTGTGTTGTTCCAAACGCATCCGCTCGACTGACTTGTATCAATAGTAGTCCCTGTGGTATCAAACATCAATTGACCAGTGATCGTACGGACAAAACCTGACTCAGCATGGATATGGAACTCACCAAAAGAAATCCTGTTGCTTGCTGTACCATAACCAAGCATGATCGAAGTATCAGAAGTGCTTCTTGATGCAGAAGCAGTAGAGCTTTGTCCTTTCATCAACTGTGTTCCATAATTACTGCCGCTGTCATTATTAAGTCTCAAATACAAACCAGCAGTGCCAGAATATCCGTTGATATGCCGAGCGATCACAATGTACTCTTCATCAACGTTCCCATCAACAGTGACTGTGATAGTCGTAGCAGCAGAAGAAAGTTCTCCGCTGTCATAAACAACGCTAAATAAAGGATCGATTAAATTAGGAGTACCAATATTTCCATATCTCATGATGAAACTCTTCTGTAAATAATGATCTGTGTCCCTACGCCTAAACCGTTCGTCTGATTACTTAAAAAAACTAATGAAGTTATCTCATTGGCAGTATTATTCCAAACAGAAGTGTATTCATTCTGTTGCGTTACTGTAGTCCCAGAAATAGACATCGCATGTTTAAGAATTAATAACCTTCTATACCCACTAGCAACATGAAATAATATTTCACTGATGCAAAGATCTCCAGAAGCGGCACCTTCGCCAATGACAAACCCAGTAGCAGAAGTATTGCGAGAACAAGCGATCGTACTACCGTTACCCGTAATATTCTGATGCCCATAGTTACTCCCTGAATCATTATTAGGGCGTAAAGAATAAACGTTCGCCCCAGCATAACCATTCACGGCCCGAAACAAAATCCTATATTCTTTAGCTGTATCCCCAGTCAAACTACTGATCGTCGTAGAAGTAGCCGCTGCTGAAAGGATAGTCTCAGTCACCCTATGCCAATAATTATTTATAGTGGAGTTCAGTAAGCTTTTACCGCGTCTCATATTTCATCTACCAAAGCATCTATGATAGTGTCCGCAGCGCACGTCACCTTTAATAACTCGTTCGCATTGCCCTTCTTATTTACTAAGTACGAACCTGTTGTCCCGCCAGAACCCTCTATAACTACTCCTGAATCTGAAAACTCTATTTTATAGTCACCAGAAGAAGTAACTATAACGTTCCACATATAACACGACTTTCCCGAAGCTGGAGTAAAAAGAGTAGCGTTACTTTGAGAAGAGCTATATTCCTGATGAATAGAAGTTAATTGTCCCATAATCCTCCTTATGCTATATATCCGTAGCCCCAGGTACCAGTCAATGTCCCGTAAGAAGTCAGATCTACGGCCACAGAATTGGTAGCCCCAGTCACTTCATCAGGTATGATCTGTCTGTTATTATTATCAAAAATAACCACCATTACTGAATACGGTGCAGCTAACCCAGCACTATGAGTGATCGTCAAAACCCCCGCAGCCAAATCACCATTGACAAAAGTAGCGCGAGTAAGAGTAGCCCCGCCAGTGGCACTCAACGTATGAGTAGCTTGAGTATAAGTCAAATTAGAACCAATAGTCACCCACTGGACTGAACCATCAGTGTCGTCCCACGCCATCAATCTATTAGCATTAGGATCGACAAGAGACTGTATCCCAAGATGAGAAAGAGAGATCGTCCTATCAGCAGTAAGATCGCCGCCTCCAGTTAACCCAGTGCCTGCGGTGATATCTATAGTAGAATGGTCAACATGTTCATTAGCAACGAAATTATTTAAAGAGTCATGGTCAACTCCAGCAGGCAAGACTACACCTGAGATCTGCCCAGCCAAAAGAGTAAGATCGATACTAGCAGTATCTGCCACAGTATTAGCTGTAACAGTACAATCAAGAGTAGTGCCAGTTATGGTAAGCCCAGCACCAATAGTCAGCCATTCAAGATTCCCAGCACTATCGTCCCAAAACATAACTCTATCAGCGTTGGGGTCAGCAAGAGTTTGTAAGCCAAGATGAGACAAAGATATAGTCCTATTAGCTGAAATGTCTCCACCGCCTGTTAAACCTGTACCAGCAGTAATCGTCACAGCAGTATGGTTAATGTGCTCATTCGCTACAAAATTTAATAACGCATCATGATCAACCCCAGCAGGAAGAACAGCTCCACTAATCTGTTGACCAACGATTGAAAAGTCTATAGAAGCGGTATCTAACACAGTAGCAGCAACATGCCAGTTCTGTGCTGCTTGATAAACATCTTCAGCCAATACTGTCCTATCATTGAGCAATCCTATGGTACTTATCAACAGACCGTTACCATCAGTATTGATCTCAAAAGTATCAGCCGTAGTGCCAGTGATATTAGTACCTACCGCACCAATAATAACACCTGACACGTTAAGATTCGGCACATAAAGAGTATCTAAAGCATTGTCATACCAGAAGAGAGCATCCGCTCCCAAATTGGTCGTATCATTAAACTGGACAGTCCCTGGCCCGCCAGCCATAGAAATACCTTGAGAGATATCTACGAAGGTCAACCCATCATTAGACATCTGCCAACGATCGGTAATATCGTTGTATCTTATCCTCGGGAGATTGATGTCCGCATTGCGAGCAGTCAGATCGCCCTGGAACTCTAATGCGCGAATAGGCGCGTACGCATCATCAGCAGCGTTAACTATCTCACAACGGGTGGGATTCTCGTCATCAACCTTATAACGCGCGGAAAGAGGGTTAACGCTGTTTAACTGAAATGTCTCATAGATAGTTCCTGTATCAGTATGTTGAGTATGTTTTTTAAGAACAGCGTCAGCAAGATCTATTTCCAATTGTGTGTAAGAATCAAGTAACAATTTATTAGCATGGCTATGCCAATCAGTATACATCCCCGCTAACTCTAAAGCTGTAATGCCATTAAGATCCTCACAGGTTAATTCAGCACAAGCAAAATCAACATAAGCATTATCAAGATTGTTCCTTACAGCAAAAGCACCGCCGACCTCTTTTATCAACGCGCCACTCGCGCCATCAAGATAAAACGTGTCACTTGATGTCCCAATGTCAGTATTCTGAGTATGTTGCGCGCCTATAGCAGCAGCCAAGGCGTCTAAACGTGTACCCACATCAACATAAATGCCTTTAGGATTAACGCCTAATTCAGTCTCTATGGCAATCACTTCAGCCGCAGCTTCGTTATGAGCAGTAGAATGAGTACCAGCGGCAAGAGTTTGAGTGCCAGTACGATTAATATATGTGTATATTGCGCCTGGATAGATAGCCATAAATCCTCCTACTTGTTATAGAGAAATGTCCCACAAAATCTGCAACCTCCGACATAAGTTTCTCTATCAATATAATATCCGTCCATGTGGACAGTCAAACTATCAAAGGTTATCACAGTATCATCCATAGTGATTTCACTGCCATAGGTGAACCCCCAGCCAGCCCTAGAATTAGGCGGAAGACGGGATTCTCTATCTAAATTATTTATAAAGCCACATCGAGCGCATCTAACATTTCTTTCGTCACGGTACGCTCCTCTATCAGCATTTCTTCCAGTATGTATAGCTGTTGATCTCATGGGATAGTTGTTATTTTTCTATATAGGCCTTTACTCATTAGAACCCATTCAAAAGAAGGTGTCGGAGGCTGCTCATTAGCATTACCCAGATACACCTTATCACTGTCGTTGTAATAGACTGGCTTTACGGTCACGCAACTTGAGAATAGCAAAGTTGATAACAGTAAGGGTGTCAGAATCATTATCCGCAAGAGCCTTGTCGCGTTTCTCGTAGAGACTATCAAGCTGTCTATAAATATCATCGAGTTCAGCATATAGTTTTCTTTTTGGGTTTAAAACCCATGCCAAGATCGTAGAGATTATCCCTACGACCCCAGCAATGATGGTTGTTAACATCTTGGTTTTTTCTTTTTTTCTCTCATTTCATGTCCGCCTTTCTTTGAAACGGCCTTTGCCCATCAGCCCAAACTGAATCGAAAGAGAAAAGACCGAACAAGTTAATCAAGTTCTTAGAATGTTGTTCTGGCCCTATACCGAATAGCCTCCTAGGACGAATAGACTTAGTCATTTTAGCTAAGATCTCTTTTACTATTTCTGACTTTTCAGCCTTAGACAAAATATCATCAGGAATAGCTAAAACAGTCTGTATAAGATGACTGCCCTTCTTATACATCTCAGTATCTGATAACCCTAAGTTGCCAAACATATAAGACGCATTAGCAGAGGCCACTCCTTCAGTTGCTCCTGTAGAAGGAAATGCTATGGCTACACTTTTTATTGTCGAATTGTCCTGCACATCTACTTTGCCTACAGCTACCTGGCCTTGACCTTGTCCCTGCGCTGCTATAGCTGCTTGGGCTTGTCCCTGTAATTGTCCCTGAGCTTGATCCTGGCCCTGCAATTGTCCCTGGCCTTGCTGCTGGCCTTGTCCTTGCAATTGTCCTTGTCCCTGTTGCTGACCCTGATCCTGCTGATTGACATTAGAATCAAAAGCGGCATAACAACCAAATACCAAAAGCATAGTGAAAACAACTGGAATGAAAAACTTCATCGAACTACCTCCTACTTCACTACCTTAAAGATAGCGTTCTTAATAGACTCAAACCAACCATCGATCATATTAAACCAATCTCTTATCTTCTGTATTTTCTCGTTCGGTACAAAAGGAAGAGCGGAGTTAATGATCACAGTCAGTATTTCCTTGATAGCCTTTACAGTCAACTGTACCAAGTTGAATACTGTAGCTATCGTCTTGATGTTGATTAACGGTAGCAATGCCAATATGTTCATAATGACCTCCTATACGTACGAGTATGTCAAACTAATACTTACCTGGGCACTAGCAGTCGTGCAATTAAGAACTAAATTCTCTCCAACAACTGTTTCATAAAGCCAAATCCCCTGATAGCCTACCCGACTGTAGTACGCAGCGGAAGGGCTACCAGATATAGCACGATAGAACGTTTCAGTGACCGCTGCTCCAGCTGTTCCATTCCGTAAGTAGAAATTAGTTCCCCCGATATTAGTCGTTGCCGCTATCGCATATATCCGTATCTTCTTCCCTGTCTGCCCCGCAATTACCGCAATGGCCTGATTGCCAGCCGTAGTAGAAGTATATACCGCAGTCTTAGTAAGTACACCGACTTTTGGAAGAAGATCCATCGAACCCATCATGTTGTCACCTTTTCTAAAAATACGGTCAAAGACCCAGAAGACGGAGCTTCCGCGCACTGAGCTTTTAACCTCCAATAAGGGATATAACTTTCACAAGTAGCATAATTATTTCCAGCAGGCATATCAAAAGTAGCTATAGTAAAAGCTTGAGAAAAATCACTACGAGCTGATCCTTCACAAGTGAAAGTTACCGTTTTACCTAACCCATTCTCAATGATAAGCGTTTTTATTGAAAACCCAATGTTTTCTATAATCTCGCTTGTATGAGCACTGATATCCCTGATTTCCAAAGCATCAAACACCCTATCTTCTTTAACTACACTCATGCTGTAACCTCCAAACCAATGATGATGGAAGCAGTGATCTTATTACTAAGGCCAGCTAATTTATAAATCCTTACAACCTGTCCTGCTGTAGCCTTTAAAGGAACTACATAAGTAACTTGATTCATCCCCCGCGCTCCCCCAGAGGTAGACGTATTTATCATGGCATCTTTATCAACACCGTTTATTTGCAACACATATGTACCATAGCTGTTATCACTCACAGCCCACTGATAAATATACAGATTCTTTCCAGCAGTAACTGTATAAGAAGAAATATAATCTCCCACATCAGAATCAGAATCATATTGATACTGATGAACAGGAGTCCCTATACCATAAGGCTCTGGAGCAAGACGTATATTTGCATCAACATCAAGACGCTCTGTTGATCCAGTGGTAGTAATAGTGACGGCTTTGTTTTCGTCCTTATTCCAAATACTCACATCTTGTGTACCGATAGGTGCGTCAGCGATGATAACCTCCTATTTTTCTTTGATCACGTTAATGAGCTCAACAAGATTCCTGTTTATCTGAGCTAACAACTGAATGGTCAAAACATCGATGTTCCCTGGATCTACCTTAACTCTGCTGTTATCCACTGGAGCTGGTTGATCAACGTTCCCAGGAATAGTCGCGCCTACTGTTTGGTTAACCTCTTTTGCCATTACTCCTCCTCTTTAGACATCCACCCCCCAGAGGAGGTGTCCCCTGGGGGAATGAATGAATTTAACTATACGTCATCACCTATGATCGTGCTATACACATCCATGCTAGCACCTTGCCTATTAGTCATTACCACGCGCACTGTACCCGTGCTGGCAACAGGAACTTCTATCGGTGGATCAAAGAAAAGCTGTTCTGTACCACCTTGACGGGGGATAAAACCAACTGCCTTTGTCACCAATGAAGCTACAGGGCCTACCTGGATCTCAGCTTTCATGCCGCCAGATGCAGCAAAGATCACACTTCTCAGCAAGAAAGTTGTCGCTGTTACAGTGTAATCATTGTTCACTGAAGCGTCAGAAGAAGCTGTACCAGTGCCGTAATCCTGTACCTCAGTAGTGCTCACTCCTGCACTAACCACAGATACGTAAATAGGGTTTCCAGAGCTGTTTGCAGCTGTCGTAGCAGATACTGGCACTGCGGTGACACTCACTGCCGCTAAGTCAATTTGAGCATGACCAGAAGCGTCAATGTCCAACCTATTCGCGTCAGAAGCTCCTACCACTCTGGCGAGAAGCTTTCTGTCAAGCGTCATGCGCGGGATACCAATGTCACCTTCATCCACAGAGTCAGGCGATGTCTCATCAGCCATTGCGCCAATAGCTCCTACTTTATCAGTAGCAGGAGTGTACGCAGTGTCATCAGTGTACACGTTAGCAACGCTAATAGCTGGTAAAGACAACACGTCAACTTGAAGTTGTCCATCAGCGTCAACAATAGGAATGTAATTAGTACCCGTGCCATCCTTAGCTGTGTTGGCCCAAATACGCACATTATCTTGCGTAGCTGCTAAATCACGGATATCTAAATTAGTAGATGACACAGTTACTGTACCGTTAACATTAACAGTTAAATAACCGCTCGAATCAATGGCAATAACGTCCGTTCCGTCAGATAAATTAACGTAAATCGGATTAGCCACAGCATTGACATCGCGGTCTTTCGAGATTAGTGTAGGAAACGAACCATCAGCCATAAGACCTCCTTATAAAGTTAAAGCTCGCCCGCTGTAATTCTTCGAGCCTTAATCTCCTGTAACTCTAATTCAAGAAGCATTATTTTAGCTTCTAACTCCAATATTTTACCCTTCTTAAGATCCTCAATATCCTGTTTGTATCGTGCTATCCTGGAAACTCTTTCTTGTATCTGGACTTCCACCCACTTATCTTCTATCTCCTTAGTAGGAGAGACTAGCCAAGTCCCTGGTACATTTACATCACTCATCAAACCTCCTGGTATCCTAAAACACAAGCTTGGAAATCAGATGACGCATCAGGCCCATGATGCGTAGCTTTTACATCTATCACAGTCGCAGCTTCGACCTTCAAAGGAACTGGAAAATCAAAATCAACATTTCTATCAGTTGTTCTCTTAGTCATCTTTCTAACAGAATTTATATAAACATCCCATCGAGCATTTTCTTCTCCAGTACATATTATTTTAGTGATATATTTAACTCCGTTAGCTGGAACAGTAACTATCGTAGTCAAAGTGTCAACAGAAACAGATGTCTGCTCACCACTATAAAGAACAGCATTATTGCTTAATACCTGCTCGATAGAAACACTTCCTGTAACATCTGCAAGCGAAGCAACTCTCCCTTCGATATAATTCGGTAATGGCATTATCCCTCATCAGACATTTTTACCAGCACATTAAATGGTTCGTCAACAGACGCACTCCCAATAGTAATAGTCCAGTCTTTTGTAATGCGAGTAGGTGTCATATCGTTAGAAACACCTGTAGCTCCAAGGAATTGCCTGACTAAAACACCGTTCATATCTGTAATAAATACGTCAAAGGTAGTTGTGGCCGTAGTGGACCTCACAAGTATCTGATTAAGAAACCTGTCACGAGGACATAGTGAATACTCAGAAGAAAGAGTATAAGACCATGTACCCGCGACAGGTGTCGGTGTCTTGTAAATCTGATCAGGGCAAGTTCTCCCAGCGGCTATATTTCTACTTGGCATATTAATCAACCAGTACTATAAGCACACCAGCAGCATTACTAAGCGTAATACCAATGCCTTCTATAGGGACACCATGTAAATCTACTTCCAGTATATCACCAGCAGCTCCAGGGCTTGTGAGTGTCATAATCGCATTCCCTCTCGCATCAGTGATAGCACAGGTGTCAGCTGCTGCCCCAGCAATGAAAATAAACGCACACGTTCTTGTCCTGAATGTAGTTATAGTTGTAGCATCAGTTCCGCCAGTAGCCCTCAAACCAAACGAATTGCTTGTTACTGTGGCTAAAGCCATATTACTTCTCCCTTCTTAAGTTCTCAATGGAACGAGGATCTTCAGGATTTAACACCCGTTGAAGATAACGATACCGTTCTATGTTCTGGGCATTTTTCGTGCACCAATTCATATGCTTGCGAACTGCTCCAGGATTCCTAGCAGGGTATCTCATCTCATCACGAGTGGGCATACCTTCGCGTATTGCAGACTCCAATGCTTCCACTTCAGAGGCCAAAGCATCCTTCTGAGATCCTTTGACCTTAGGAGGCTCCCTGTCAGCGATAGCCTTGTCTATACTGTCTATCTGCCTTTGCACCGTGGCTTGGTTGATCTGCTCGGCAGCAGTACCTTTTCCGTAAATGACAGCTTCCTTCAAGGTATCCTGTAACTCCTTCTTCTGGTCTAAAAGATTTTCTTTCTCAGACGCGCTTAGCAACTCTTTCATCTTTCCACTTCCTCGAACCATACCTTCCTCCTTTTTAAAAAGCGGTAAGGGGTGAAAGGTTTAGCCACCCTTTTCCCGCTCTTATGTTAAAGCGACTCCACCCTCACTGACCACGTTCCATTTTGTCAGGCCAGCCACAAGGACTAATGCTTGACCAACGGCAGACCATGTGCAAGTTGTAACCGCACTTCCACCAGCACAATTGGCAAGAGACAAAGTAACATCGCCATTGTCGGTAGTCATTTCAATAACCTTTATTTTACCAGTCATAGTGGCAGCAGGAGCAGCTAAAGTCACAGCTCCAGCTCCGACAAGAGCTAACCGAGACAAACCAACAGTGCCCGAAAGAGCACCCGCAGCAGCAATAGTCTCTGTATTAGCAGAAACATCCAAGTAATTTAATTCAGCGGCATCAGCTGTTATGGAAGTTCCGCCGACAGAAATATTTCCGCTAGCATCAGCCAGTAAAGTCTCTGAACCCTTTGCTCCAACATAAACTCCCTGTTGACCTACTACCTTTGAAAATCTTGTGTAACCCATTAGCACCCTCCTTAAGAGAGCAGGGAGGAACCGCTACGCGGATCCCCCCCACTAATCTTTTACGCTACATTGTGACCGTAGATCCAAGTCCAGTCAGAGAAACCGTAAGAGTACCGAGTATAGACGCTCCACTTCGCAACATATGTCTCGAAGTCTTTGTCTTTGTTAAACTCAGTAGGGATCCTATTGAACCACTTCAGATACATCTTAGCCATACGGCTATCCATCAAGAACCAGTTGTTGCTGTCTGACAGATAATCCCAAACGACTATTCTGTATTTTCCTTTGCTGAAGTTTACGTTGTTCTCTGCTGAATCAAGTTTCTGAATAGTGTTCACGATCTCATACGCTGTCTCTTCCAAAGCTGGAGGAACTATAAGAGTGTCTCCTTTCGCGGTGAGAAGGTTGTCTGTCTCATCCGTAAACTGTCTCATAAGCAAACGAGTCGCCTCTACTGCCGTTTGAGAAAGCGCGGTTGAACCAGCATTACCTACTACCGTAGCAGTACCCACGCGAGTATGGGCAGCAGCACAAAGCGCTAAGCCATCTCCACCAGCAAAAATAGTGGTGTTAAACGCATTATTGAACACTGTTGCTCCATGTTTCTCTTTAGTCCTCTTGGCCACTAGAGCAAGTTGAGCAGGCCTCTTGTTGATAACTGAATATTGGTCATCATCCACAAGCTTCCTCTCGACTTTCATACCCTTCACCCATTCTTTATGGGTATAAGAGATCCTGTATTGCTGCTTGAAATCATCATAAGGAATAGTTCCTGTGAATTCTTCCAAGTCACCAATACCACCGATAGAAAGGTCATACTCAGTAGCTTTTGTTGACGCTTCAACGCCGAACAAATTGTCTACCTGACCCTCTGGCAATGCATACTCATCCATAAAAATTTTTCTTAGGCCTGGATCGAGTAAATATCCAAAGCCCTCGCTTGTTACTATACCCATAGCTGTTCTCCTTTAATTATTAACTCTCTTGTGTTCCAAAAATATGATCCTTAAGAATGATCTTATAGAATATTTTTGGCCCATTCCCACCCTTTACCAAATGCAGGTTGTTCAAACCGTTGTGAGCTTTAGGCATAAGATTCTCAATCCCGCCGTCCCTGTCAATCATAGCTTCTAATATACGAATATTAGTTGCTGCATTGTAGGTCGCTTGGCAGTCTCCAGAACTTACTTTTAAAGAATCAGCGGTAAGAGGCAAGCTGTACTTGTTAGGAGCAGAAATCAATACTACTGTATCCGCAGCCGTACCATTAACAGTTAAAGCTGAATCCATTGTAGCTGAGCCTGCCGCAGAAGCGGTAAGCAGCCTAAATGAACCTTTAACCCCAGTCGCACTTAACGGAAAGTAAACAAAGCAACCATCGATGTCATCTTGCAATGCTGCTACTGTAAGAGTCGTGCCTGCTGTCGATGTAATAGCCACGTCATTAGCGGCATCAAGAGCTTGTTCAACCATGTACACAGCTGAAGGGTTGATAATAGCTTTCACGTAGCAAGGGCCTGTGGTCGTTGAATAAGCGCTTGCAATACTGGGAGATGAGCTCGTAGTAGCTGTCTCTAAAGAAATCCCCAACGCATCGATAGCCTGATTAGCTGCTACAGCGTCATAAGCCGTAACAAAGCTAATAGCTTCATCATTAGCTGAATCGGGGTCTGTAGTACCTTTCATTAAAAGTTCACCTTGAACGATTGTTGCCGCATCATACGCAGGAACATCGCGCACGATAATTTCAGATTCTGCAATGTCATAACTCCACTTCATAATTCTCCTTTTTTATTTCTCCCTATAAGCAGAAGACTCTACGATCTGCTGCCATTTCGCTTTTTTGAAGGCTGCATACGGATGATTGAGAGTGCCAGATATGTCATACTGAAAAGTCAGTCCACACTTACGGCAGCGGTACCGCAGTCTATGGGCAGTAACGTTTTCAACATAACGTATTGCCTGACTCTCGCAAACAGGGCACTTTAGAGTACCCCTATACGCACCTGGATTATTATTTTTATTAAATATTCCCATGTTACACCTTTATCCATTTAGCGTACTCAGCCTCAGTGACCCTCATAGCTGCCGCTGCTTTTTTCTGATCCTCAGTGAGCACTATCGCCCCTTGAGGAGCAGGAGGAGTAGACATAGACCCTGCTGGAAGATTCGAAGCAAGTTCTCCTGCCTGAAATTTTCTTAAATATTCAGCTTCTAATTCTTTTTGTTTCTGAGCGATGATATTATCTACTCTCTGCCCGCGGACAAAGTAATATGCAGCATCAACCATTCCAGGTTTGTCTCTTTGTTCTAAAGGCATAGTTCGTATATAGTTCATCACATCAGAACGTATAGAATTAAAATCAGGATACTTGGCAGAAGCATCATTTGCCTGCCTCTCAACATTAGCGTCAAGCCTATCTCTCCATGACATAGCAGCATATATTTCAGTCTGTACGGCACGACGAGGATCTGTTTCCCAGAGTTTTTCTAACTCTTGCTGATAGTTGTTTTGAGGAGCAGGAGCAGCTGGTTGCTGCATCACGGGATTTCCTTCAGCATCAAAAAGCATGTTGTTAGCCATGACTTTTTTCAAAGCCTCTAACTGCGCTTGCATCTGCTGACGTTTTTCCCTCTCCTCATGTAACGCTGAAATGGGTACTTGTGTCCCCTCTTGCGCTGGGGCTGGCGATGCACCAGGAGTTTGCGCAGCTGGTGTCTGCGACGCAGGGGCTGGAACGTTCGGCTTAGACGCCGCCTGTGGATCTTTCGCCGATGCAGGAGCGGGTGCCTGCTGTTGATTCTCCGCTGGAGTTTTTGGATCTGGCATATTTCTCCTAACAGGAATGATACGGTCATTCCCGAAACCGAGCAGGGATTTTTAAAGGTTCCCTGGAACCTTATTCCTCCCGTTCGATAACATCGAGAGGAAGTCTCTTTACTTTTTCCCAGAGCTGTATTTCAAGTTGTATCTTTTCAAGATCACTCACAGCACAACTTCTCAAGCGCAGCTCCAGTCCCTTTATTCGATTATCAACTTCCGCGCATATACGTTCCCACAACACGGAAGAATGTATCTCTTTTGCCTGTTCAACATTCATCATCCTTGACCTCCTGCCATAGCTTCTTCAGCAGGCGGCGGCCCAAGCATTTCTAACTTGATCTGGTCTGGCGTAGCTCCTTCAGCTAAACGCTGCCTGATCTTGTCCTGCTGCATAGGATCAAGCCCTCCTGGTTTTACGATAGTAGGCTGCGGAGGACTTAACAATTTATGTATATCCTTAAAGCCCATAAGTTCCCCGATCCTTCTGTTTATCTCTACTCTGTTCACTGTCGGATCATTAACAGTCAGCTCTTTATATCTTAACAATTGTCCTATCTGCAATTCTTTATTCACTGTCTCAGAAACACCAGTAGGAATAAATTGTACTCTCGCCTGGATTATTTCTGGACGTACTTGCACTGGCTGTTGTGTCCCGTTAGCTCCCGTGATCATGATCCATTCTGGAATTATCATAAACTGTTGCAACATAGAGAGATACAAGTAAGCCATATGGGATATAAAATCAGTCTCAAGCTTCTTGAGCACTGGTTTGAATCTTACTCCTGCTGCGCTCTGCAAAAGATTTATTCCCATCGCAGTGCGATGCTGACCTTCTTCAGTAGGCATCAACTGCACCACGGCACCAGTAGATTCTCTAAAATCCTGCTTCGCTATTTCTTCTTCTTTGTAAGAAGATGTGGTGACATCTGGAATATCCATCCAGCGTATCGAAGTGCTCGTATCAGAGACTTTATGCCACTGCCCAGGCTTGCTTATCTGAAGTTTTTTTGTATTGATAAGAAGATCGCCGCCATTATAAAATCCCTGTTTGTTCAAAACAAGATCAACGTTATCCAATCTTTGGTTGACTATTTTGTTTATTCTTTCTTGGGTCGGTTTTCCTATCGTCCCTATGCCTATACCAAACCAAGAAGGATTTGGATCATCAAACAAAGTCAACTTGCAAAGCGGAGGAAGCTGATGGTTGTAAGGATTAGGCATCTTTCTTGCAAGCACACTCCTATTCACGACTATTATCCAATGAGGGATTATTTTAGATTTCGCGTTAGGCTTATCACTCTCGTATTCATAATTCCCCCAGTAAGCAAGCAGCTCATATTTTTCTTTATCTTTAAGATCCATCGCCTTGCCGTTAGAATCGAGAATAATACTCGTATTAGAAACTATCGGCTTAGAATCAAGAGCCTCCTGAAGATTAGTAAAATTATAGCGCGGGTTAAGAGAGAGCCTCTTGAGATAATCAGCATCACAAAACTGCCTGCGTATTAAAGGCAGGCCGTCACTCATGTGTATCTTTGCTGGGTGAGGATATATTTCAAAAAAACTTACAGTCTTGCAATCTGGCCTATTAGCAGTAATTGCCTCATAACGCTCACCAGTAGTAGGATCTATCTGCCAACCTCTTTCTACTAGCCACGAAGCATCAACATATCCAGTGCCGAATAAAGTACATTGCGTCAAAGCCCGCAACGATTCGACAGTGACATTAGCCTGCCTGAACTTCTGTTCTATCAATCCCTTGATGGAAATACCCTGGTCAGGAGTAGCTGGGTCAAATGTGAGAACTTCAAACGGAGCGTCATTAGGGAACAACGCTGAATGAAGTTTAGGAGTTACTGTCTGCTCACCTTCCAAAGTCACAGGGACATGGACAGCATTTTGCCAATCCCAATCGCGCTTAAAAGGTTTATTGCACCAGTAATCATAGATCTCTTTACATTGATCAAAGCGATCCTTGCAGCCCTTTTCATATCTTAAGAATTCTTCTGTGATGAAATCAACACACTTTTTATTTTTATCCATTGCTATCCCCATACTGGCCAGTGTATCTGACCTTATAAGGCAAATCTCTATTGATGGGCCTGCCAGTGACCACTGACATACCAGTCTTTTCCTGCGCTATCTTAGCCGCTTCTTTCGGCGGTTTGCCTTCTGAAATCAACTGTGCATAGATCTCTTGTACTGTCATTTTAACCGATTGTCGCACTCCTCTTAAAAAAACAAAATGAATATACGATCGTCATACCAAAAAAAAATAATATCATTAAAGCTACAAGAACAATAAGCTCTATAACTGCTTTTAAGAAAGTAACCAATCCAGTAAACATATCTACAACAAGAGAACTTATCAAAATTTACCCCCTAGATGTATCAATAACGCTGTCCACATTAATCCCATTGACACCAACATTATAATAGCTTTAATTTTATGCTGTTTAGAAAATTCCCAAAAATATTGGCTGACAGTTTTACCCGTCATCTTTTTGCTTACAACTTCAATCACGCCAAAAATACAATTAAAAATTAAAAGAACCCAAAATAAAGGCCATATCTTAAACGCTCCTGCCGCTACCATAGGAGCTAACATTATTATTACAAATAAAATATCTTTCAAAAATTACCTGCTCTTTCAGTAAGCGTATAATAAGAACCTGCCGATGGTTTGCTCACTGGATACTTCGTATATTCTCCAGCATATTGGACATCTCCACCTTCATCTTCTTCCCTCACGACATACCGCGGAGCGTGATTATAGATATAACGCAGACAATCCATAAAATGATCGTTCTTCTTTTTGACCTGTTCTTTAAGGCCGTACTCATCTTTATTACGCCTGTAATTATCCCAGATGTAATGCTGGAACTCATAAATAGTCTGCGTACAGTGGCGGGAAACCCGCAACTGAGGGATCTCTGTCTTTACAAGAGGGGAATACCGTGGCTTTAAGGCTGAACGTATCCGAGACTTCCCCAATTGCGGGTCGCTGTTAGCTCTTTCGCAATATATTCCATATTTCATCAGTTCTTTTCTGATGTTCATGGAAGCAAAAGTGCCTGGGTCTTTGTCGTTGTGGGGGTCGATAAGTCTGATGTTTGCCTTCAGGTCACCCTCTTGTACATTGATGGCATGCGCGATCGGCTCGATATCCATATCCTTGAGCCAAAGTTCATCATAGATCCAATGATTATCGTGGTTATCAACGGCCAGCCATAATACGGCAGTGGGCATCCTTTCATGAGGGTCTATAGCCATGTAACGGCTCCATGATGGCTTGATAGTAACAGCCTCGCAAATGTGTATGTTCGGATCAAACTCTTTATAAACAAGCCCAGTGAGGTGAAGGAAACGGCCGTGTAAGCGTGCTTCTTTCTCTTCTTCGGTGAGGTTTACTTCAAAATCTCTGATAGCTTCTTCAGTAAGATGGGGATTATCTCTGATATCTGTAGTGACAACGCTTATTCTCTTGTTGTCGGATGAGGTATATATTTCGTCATATATCCAGGGCTGGGTCAGCGGCGTGAGTGTAAGCCATGCTCTCCCCTTATAGTCTACTAATCCACGTAACGTGGCAATATATCTGTCTCTCGGAGGCGGTTCATCAAACCACGCCACATGACCTTTCCAGCCCTCGAATGATTCAACTGCCTGCTCATACGTCAAAATATCGAAAACTGAACCGTTCTTCATATACCACTTTATCGGGATACCCAGCGCATTACGCTGTTTTCGCTGTATAAGGCTATTATCGAGCCATTCTTCGAGAAAGGGGATGATAACCTCGCCTACGCCCTTGCCGTAGTCAGTAGCCACTATCCTGCCTTTAATCGGATATGCGTAGCGGGCCTCCTTGGGATACCAATCTGGGTAGGCTCCTGTGATATGAAACAGGAACTCCATGCCGCCAGCAGTAGTCTTCCCAGACCTGTTACCGCCGAAAATAGCCCTAATCTGGCTCGCGCTCAGGTGAAAGCTCTTCAGTTTCGGGTTCGGCTCGTAAAAGAGAATCTTTTGGCTCTTCCTCAGCTGCAATTCCTGGTCGAGAAGCCATAAGTATTTCTCTTGTTCTTCGCGGGGCAGAGCCTGAAACTGGCTTTCGCTGAGATGCAAGTCCGCTAAGTCGTTTAAATTCTGCATAAATATCCTCTGGACTCAAGCCTTTTTGATACGTAAAGCTGCCTATTTCTACGTTGGGCGTTGATTTAGACAGAGCGTTGGCAACGCTGACTAGCGTTGACATCATCTTTGTGTCAACTTTTTTCTTATGCTTCTGGTCAGCAAGCCAGTTGTTGATGAGATATTGCGTGGATTTTTTGTTGTTTTTGACTAGATCGCGGATTTCTTTATCGAGGCGGCGGGATATTTCGGTGAGTTCTTTCGAGAAAAGCTCTTGTACTCTATCGTTATTCTTGGCTTTTCCCTCAACGAGATCGTAAAAAGAAGCTTCCCCTATACCACAAAGGCGGGCCACTTCTCTATACGAATGGTTACCCGCCTCTATAAGCTGTAAAGCTTTACGATATTTCTCTGGGAGAACTTCTAACTTTTGTCTCATAAGCGAATAAAATGGCCAAAAATAAAAAATTAACCAAGTTTAATTCGCTTGACTTACATATAGCACTAATCTGCCGCGGTGTCAAGAGTTAAAAGCAAAATCGGGGGAAATATCTATCACGGGTG